GGGCGCGCGAGGCACGCTAACCTGAGTGTGCCACGCGTCCGCGCGTACGCGTACGCGCCCGAAAGCTCTTAAGTCTTTAGGTTTTCCGTATGGCTTTTTCAAAGCGCCGTCTTCGCGCGTACGCGTACGCGCTCGGTCGCCCCGCGCGAGATGGCAGCTGTGCAGCCGTGCGTACGCGCGATCACGCGCGGGAAGGTTTTGGAACAGTATAAGGTTTAAGTACCTCGCGCGCGAGCCTGCGCAGCGAAAGAGGTCTTTTCGACAGAAGGAGGTGATAGGCGGCACAGAATCCTCATGGCGTGTAGTCACTGCGGCCAGTGGTCCTACACACGAAAGAGGAGAACATGAAATACCTCGTACCACTCATCGCAGCATTGATGCTGTCGATGGCAGGAACAGCGAATGCAACAGCAGTACCACCAGGAGGAGTAACGGGTGGATTGTGTAGCACAGGCACGGTGTCGCTCTCGTGGAGCGGTGACGTGGCTACAGCTGCACCCACCGGCTGGTGCGTCAATGGCGAGCCAGCACAGTTCACCTACTCGTGGAATGGAGGTCCGTTTGGCACGAACAACACATTCGCAGCCGCACCTGGGCAGTTTGTACAGGTAACGCTCGATGTGTCGTCTGCCGATCTGGGCTTCCTAGCATCCGCAACCGCGTCTGGCTACGCGCCAGGTGGCGGTAGTGGCGGAGGAGGAAGTGGCGGTGGCGGCGGTACAGGCTCAGTGCCTGTTGTAACGCTGTCGGACAACAGCCCCAATCCTCAGCCAGCTGGTAACACGGCGATCATCGCGTACAGCGCGACGAACACGCCGACTTCCTGCAATGTGAACGTTCAGGGTGGCTACCAGGGCAGCGGACCAGTTCCGTCTGGTAGCTCTACTGTCACGTTCAACATTGGAGCAGTCAACGCGACCTCGCTCGTTCAGGTCACGTGCTCTAACGGCTCCGGTACGTCGGCAGCCGCATCTCTGACGATCACCGTTCAATCGGGAACACCGTCAGGATGCAGCGGACCGACCGACCCGAACTGTGACCCCAACATGGGACTTGTCACAGATGCGCTGATTGCAGGATCGAACACCGAACTGAATGGGCCGATCAACATCGGCTCGGGCACAGCATTGAGGACGTGTCCGGCAGGTGCTCGGTACAAGGTTCGGACGTATCAAGCGAAGTGGAAGTCATGGCACAGCCTGACGGGCAGTATCAGCGAGTCCGTCACGTACGGTGTCTGTTACGTGCCCAACAGCACGATCCTGTTTGCCTCGGCTTTCTCGCCGGGCAACGTAAGCGGCTCGTGGTTCTGGTCATGGCAGGCAGTGAACGACAACGGCTACCCCAGCGCTGGGCCGACCCAAGGTGCGTTCGCCACATTCAAGTGGCAGGGGTCGGTTGCGTTCTGCGTGTTCGGAAAGGGCTGCGGCCCGACCAAGCACCCAGGCGTGTCGATCACGTTCTATCCGAATGACACGGAGGCAATCAATGAGTGGGTTGGCTAAGCCGCTCTGGTTCTGGTTTGTGATCGGACTGATCATGTTTATTCTGGTCGTGTACGCTCTGAGCCAGACTCTGTGACGTAATGGGCTAGGGGACCGGGCGAAATCCCGGTCTCCTAGCTTCAAACCCAACAGGGAGACAACATGGAAAACGGAAATGACCCATTTGGGCCTGCTGAGGCTGAGATGGTCGCAGCAGGACATTCTCTCGACAAGATACCGCAAGAGATCCATGAGCAGCATCTTTGGGCGGACGCGCTGCTCTTGTTCTGGTCAAAGCACCATCGTCTGCCCACCGAGTACGAGTTGTCAGCCGACATGCTGACAGAGTGGGACGACCCTGTGCCGGTGAAGGAAGCGTACACGATCCTGTGGCTCCTCAAATAAAAAAAGTCCGCTAATAGCGGGGGACTTAGGCACCGACCCTTTACGGCACACCCGCCGGTAGGGTAGGATGCCTAAGTCCCATCCACCCCCAGTTCCCCAGGAGAATATCATGACAGGTAGGCAACAATCTCGCACAAAGAGTGCTGGGAATCGGAAGGCGCGTACCGCTCCCGGGACGACAAACGGTACGCGTCTTCCAATGCTCCGTACCTCAGAGCGATCTGCGCTCAAGAAGTGCGAATTCCTGTGGGACGTTACATACAACCGCAGGTTGAGGGGGAGGGCAGCGCCAGCGTTGCGGTTCGGGACATTGGTCCACGCAGCGCTGGCGCGTTTTTACATTCCGGGCGTGAAGCGTGGCGAACATCCGGCTGTCGTGTTTGAGGAACTGTACGAGGCCGACCTACGCGAGAACGAGGAGCGGTTCGGCCAGCACGACCTGGATCAAGACGACAAGTGGATTGAAGCTGGCGAGCTCGGTCCGGCCATGCTGAACAACTACATCGACGAGTACGGCGACGACGACGAATGGGAAGTCCTTGTCACCGAGTACCCGTTCCAGTGGCTGGCCGGTTACGTCAAAGAACAGGGCACAGGTGAGTTCATCTACACCGGCGTTCTGGATGGTGTCTGGCGTAGCAGGCGGGATAAGACGATCTGGATACCAGACCACAAGACAACTGCCGGTCTAGGTGATAGCAAGCTGAACTACCTACAAATGGATGACCAGGCAGGCGCTTACTGGAGCTTTGGCGTGCTCGCATTGAAGAAAGCAGGGCTGCTGAAGCGTGATGAGAGGCTCGCGGGCATGCTGTACAACTTCCTGCGCAAGTCGATGCCGGACGAGCGCCCAAGCAAGCTGATCAAGGGCAAACGCATCTACCTCAACCAGAACGGCAGCATCAGCAAGAAGCAGCCATCGCCGTACTTCCTACGCCAGCCCATCTATCGCGACGACTACGACCGCATGATGACAATGGAGCGCGCACTCAACGATTACCGCCGCATTGAGATGCTGCGCTCGGGCGAGCTACCTATCGGCAAGAATCCGGGCATGTTCACCTGTCCTAGTTGCCCGGTAAGCGATGCCTGCGAGCTACACGAGACAGGCAACGACTGGTCAGAGTTCCTACGGCAAACGACCGAGCAATGGGATCCCTATGAGGAGCATGCCATTTATGACGGACGCTAGCGCCATCCTCTTTGGCGATTCGACCGTGTACGGTCCGTACAGGGCAGTCGTCGAGACGGTGCACGACGGCGACACAATTGACTGTGAAGCCGATCTTGGCTTTGATGAGACCCGCTACCTACGCGTGCGCGTTTGGGGCATCAACGCACCAGAGCTCAAGACTCAAGAAGGCAAGGATGCTCGCGATTACGCGAAGACCTTGCTGACGCAAGGCATGTCCGTTGTACTGTACAGCCACGGCTGGGACAAGTATGGCGGACGTGTGGACGCTGAGATCAAGTTCCCGTACGAGGGCGTGACCACAGATTTCGGGAACCAGATGGTGTCGACAGGGCATGCAGTTGCATATCCGTGATTTGAACGTGGACCTTCCTGCATGGGATTTCTAGGTGCAGCGACTCGGAGGTACGGTTTTGGGAAATGACCGGATTCAGTTTGACCAAGAGGACGTAGGCTTTGACATCGGCGACCAGCTGGCTGCCCGTGCATGGCCTGGCGTCTTCGCTGGTGGCATCCAGATCGAGCGTACCAGTCACGTCACGCTCCCTGACGGCAGAGACCTGATCACGTTCATCTTCAACAACAACAGCATGATCAACATCGTTGGCAAGTTTGAGGTCAGGTTCAAGATCCCTGATCACAACAGCGAGCGCGACCTGAAGGTGTACGGTGAGCAGTTGATGCTAGGTGCTGGAGAATGAACCCCACGTGTGCCCGTACTGCGGGGCAGAAGAAGCTCGTAACGAGGCATCCCTGTGTTGCTCAGTATGTGAGCTCCCCGACCAAGTCTACGGTGAAGCCCTTGAGCTCTGGAAGGAATTCTGGATGTTCATGGTACGCTTTGAGCGAGGAGATCCGGTAGATGGTTGACGAAGGACAGCTATACGAGGAGCGCGTCGAACAACTTGCCGCTTCTTTCCACGAAGTGTACCAGGCGGAAGCCAACAGGCAGGGAGACGTTCGTCACCCGAACGACTACAACGAGTTGCCCGAGAACATCAAAGACTACGACCGTGCGCTCGCACGTTTTGTGATTACGCTGCTCGATGCCTAGCGGACTGCCCAACATCCAGCCGGTGGGCATGGGCGACTGGCTCCGAGCCGTCATACACGCCTACCCGGGAGCAGGCAAGACCTCGCTCATTGGCAGCGGCGCTGAGTCAGGCTACAAGACGCTCATCGTGCGTAGCAGCATGGACTTGATTCCCTCTCGCGTGCTGAAGAGCGGGGCTGAGGAGTATGTTGCCGACACCTGGGAGCACATGAATGAGATCCTCACCTTCTGCCAGCATGCTCATCCCTTCCCGTACGACATCGTATGGTGGGACAATATCTCAGTCGCTCAAGACATGCTACTTGACGACGTCTGGGAGGCAACAGTCGCAGAAAAGCCAGCGCGTGCCTTCCGACACAACCCAGAGACCGGCCGCTTTGATAAGCCTAACCTCAGCCCAACAAGTGGCCTGGATCGCGGTGAATACGGACGAAACATGGAGCGCATTCAGCAATGGCTGAGGCACATGGTCGGCTGTAACACGTTCCACTTCGGCGTCATGGCCCACCCGCACGAGGGCCAGCACCCGACAAACGACGAAGGAGGTTTCCTACTTCGCCCATATGTGCAGGGGAAGATGATGACCGAGAAGTTGTGCGGCTATGGCAACTTCATCGGCTTCATGGAAGTGATGGAAGAAGACAAGCGTACATGGCGCAGGTTGCACGTGAAAGAGTCACCGCGCTGGTATGCCAAGGATCAGTTCGATGCGTTCTTGCCCAATGGGTATCTCGATGAGCCGACTTTGCCAAAGATCATGACGGCCATTGAGAAAGCTCGGGGACGCCCACTTGGCAAGAATGTAACACCACTGCGTCGCCGGGGCGCGGCGCGAAAAATACCAGCGACCCGTACACGCGGGCGTAGAAGGGAGCAGTAGTGGCGAAACTCATCAACTACGATGTCACCGGAGTTGAGGAATCAGCGGGTGGCACCGGCGTCAAGGCCAAGCCTGGCGTGTACATCGCAGAGATCGTGCGGTGCTCACAGCGTGAGGCCAAGGCTGACGGCTCACCAGCCAACGATCTCGAGATCGCACTCAACGTGGGCACCGACTACGACTGGGTGTTCACCTATATCGGTCTGGGCGCCAGCAGCGACTGGAAGCTGGCCGAGTTCGTCCGTGCTGTCGGTCTCAAGGACAAGGGTCGGCTTGACCCGGACAAGATGGTCGGCACGAAGATCCGCGTCAAGATCAATCCCGACAGCTGGGAAGGCAACTACACCGCCCGCGCGGGTAGGCTGATGCCGTCGCAGAACGGTGACAAGGAGCCGGGACGCGTCTCCGAGATCAGCGCCAACGGTGAGGTCACCGGCGACGCTGAGCCAGCCGAAGACGGCCAGGAGCCGAACACCAGCTATCCCGGCGGCTACGTACCGCAGCGCGAGGACGACGAGGACTCGTACGATGACTGGTCTGACGAAGACGTCGTCGGCGAGGCGGAAGATCGCGGCCTGACGCTGCCTGGCGGTCGGGGCAGCAAGCGTGACAAGGCAGTCAAGGCGCTGCGCGCTGATGACGAGGCCAACACGCAGTCAGCAGTTGACGAACCGGAAGACGAAGACGAAGAGCAGCAGGCTGGTGAGGATTACTCCAGCTGGAGCAATGAGGAACTTGTCAACGAGTGGAACGAGCGCGGGTTTGATGAAGACTTGCCCGTGTTCAAGGGTCGCAATGCTGAGAACCGTCAAAGCAAGGCGATCATCGAAGCTCTCGAGGCCGACGACGGCGGCGATCCTTTCGACGCCTGATGGCTGAGACAGGGGTGTTCCGGACGGACGACATGGCGCTAGCCGCAGCGCTGGCCGTAGGTGGGCGCAGGTACGAGGTCACTAAGTTGACCGATACCATGGCCACCTGGTCGTTTGAGCAGGATGCGGAAGTAGAGAAGATCGTCAACTCCTACATGCGCTGGGAGCTTGAGTGTGAGGTGCGCTCGTACCTGGCTAAGCATGCAGAGCTCCGACGGGAGATCTACAAGATCATGCCGCGCCGCTCGGACACCCCTGTTGTCTAACCGTGTCCAAGGTTACGAATCGTCAAATCCGGTTGCTGTCGCCGTACCTGGAGGGCGACCATCCTACCCACACCAACACGGATCAGGAGACAGGCGAAGTCACAAGGGAATGGAATCTTGTCTGCCCACTACACGATGACAACAAACGTAGCGCCAGCGTCAATGTTGACAAGGGACTCTTCTACTGCTTCGTCTGCGGTGGCATGCCTGTGGCCACGCTCACAAAGCGCAAGAGCGAGTGGCTTCCGCCGCAAAGCGGTGGCGGTCAGCGTCACATCAGCAGCAATGGGCATGCACCCGAGCCAGGCATCCGCACGCTACACGCTGGCCTAACAGATGCCTGGCATGCCAACCTACTCAGCGATGCTAGCCACCTACAGTGGCTGGAAGAGCGCAAGGGTATCACGTTGCGCACCGTCAAGGAGTGGAGCATTGGCATCAATCACGACGGTCACTACACGATCCCGATCAAGGACATCGACGGTGTGCTCGTGAACGTCCGCTACTACAATCCTCGCCCGTCCGACGAACGCCGCAAGATCATGAGCGAGCGCGGCTACGGATCGCCAGCACGCCTGTACCCGATTCAAGTCTTCAGAATGGATCCCGAACAGATCATACTTTGCGAAGGCGAATGGGATGCGCTGCTAGCCATCCAGAATGGCTATGCTGCCGTAACGCGCACGGGTGCGGCGGACGTATGGGACCCCAAGTGGGGCGAGTTCTTTGCCGGTCGCAAGGTGTTCCTGATTCATGACATGGATCGCAAGGGGCAGTCCGCCAACATCAAGATCGAAAAGCTACTGCGTAACATCGCCGCGACCACCCGCATCGTGAAGCTGCCGTACAAGGTGACGGAGAAACACGGCAAGGATCTGAGCGACTTCCTGCTTGATCATGATCCGTCAGACTTGAAAGGTCTGCTTGTTGAGGAGAACGGCGCAGCACCGACTGAGACGATCGAGACCGTATCGGTGCTTGACTCCTTTGATGCAAAGAACGCGGGTAAGCCTATCAGCCTCATTGTAACCGTCAAAGGACACGAGGAGCCTGGCTACAATGTACCGTGCAAGATACACCTGGCTTGCACCCAAGACGCCGGTAACAAGTGTCAGGTCTGTCCGCTTCATGCTGCTAACGGTATTGCCGAGATCAGCATCACTGCCGACGATCCCATCAACCTCTCGTTGATTGATCACTCTATCCAGTCGGTCAATCAGTCCATCGCTGAAAGCTACGGTGTTCCTGGCGGGAAGTGCAGCCGTCTCCACACAGAGGTTGAAGACTTCCAGGCGGTCGAGGTTCTGTTCGCGCGTCCGTCTATTGATCACACAGACGGTACAGCCGCAGGCGATTACAAGAACATCACGATCACCCACGTTGGTGGACATGACACACCTTCCAACGAGACCGTCATCGTCACAGGCGCGCTACAGCGCAACCCGCGCACGCACGAGAACGAGTTCTTGTCGCACCACCTTGAGGCTATCGAGACATCCGTCGACTACTTCGACATGGATCGCCACACGATCAGTCTCATGAAGCGGTTCCAGGCTGAGCGAGACCCGATGCGCAAGCTGGCCGGTATCAACAAGAGCCTGGCCGAGCACGTGACACACATCCATGGGCGTCCTCAGATGCACGCCCTCATGGACTTGACGTTTCACAGTGTGCTCAGTTTCAACTTTGCTGGTGAGCAGGTAGACCGTGGATGGCTGGAGAGCCTCATCGTAGGAGATACCCGCACCGGCAAAAGTCTCGCGGCTGAACGTCTCGTTCGTCACTACGGTGGTGGCGAAATCATCAGCTGTGAGGCAGCATCCTTCGCAGGAGTGGTGGGAGGAGTGCAGCAACTCGGGACACACAAGCATTGGGCCGTGACCTGGGGTGTTGTTCCGATCAACGATCGGAGGCTCGTTGTGTTGGATGAGATCAGTGGGCTTGAGCCTGAGGAGATTGCTCAGATGAGCGACATCCGCAGTTCGGGGCAGGCCAAGCTGATCAAGGTGGTACAGGAGACGACCTGGGCTCGCACCCGACTGCTCTGGTTGGGCAATCCTCGCAACGCTACCATGGCGAACTACACCTATGGTGTTGATGCCGTCAAGCCGCTCATCGGCAATGCCGAGGACATCGCGCGGTTTGACCTAGCGATGGCGGTGTCGCTCTACGACGTAGCTAGCGAGGTCATCAATCAGCCGGTAGTTGGGGGCGAGCTCAGGTACACAGCAGAAGCCTGTCACAACCTGCTGCTGTGGGTGTGGACACGCCAACCTGAACACGTCAAGTGGGGCAAGGATGCCGAGCGTCGCGTGCTTGATGAAGCCACGGCTATCGGCAAGCTGTATATTGAGGACCCACCGCTGATTCAGGCAGCTAACGTTCGCATCAAGATCGCACGATTGGCGGTAGCTATAGCAGCGCGGCTGTTCAGTACAGACGCCAAGTTTGAAAAGGTGCTCGTGACTGAGCAGCACGTTCAGACTGCCGTCAAGTTCATGAACATGCTGTACGAGATGCCTGCGTTCGGCTACCGTGAGCGTTCCAAGGAGCGCATCGCTGACCGCATGCACGCAGAGGGTCGACGAGACGATGTCTGGGAATACCTGCTCGGTCGCCCCACGCTACACAAGTTCTTGCGCGGCACAGGGCAGTTCCGCCGTCAAGACTTGGAGGAAATCCTCAACATCAGCCGTGATGAAGCTAACGGAATCATCAACGCACTGTACGAATCACGCATGGTGAGGAAGATCAAAGGCGACATAGTCATCGAGCCTACGCTACACACGTTGTTGCGTGAAGGAGCATGATGAGCACAACGACAACTAGGAAGAAAACAGAACCGGCTATTTGGCCGGAAAATCTCGAGGTTGTCTACGATTTCAAGGAAGAGGTAGTTGAGTGGTCGCCTCGTCTCGGTCGTGTTCTCCCCAGGCTTATGCAGCAGACGAAGAACCTACCAGGCAACAGCATGCCTTACCTTCTAGGTATTGCCCATTCAAGAGGGCATGCGACATCCTGCATGTGGGGAATACGTTCGGGACAGTACGGCCCAGATCTTTACGCCTGGATCGTAAAGTATCCGAATGCAGGATACGAAGACAGCTGGAAGTTGATCGGAGTGAGAAAAGCGAAATGAAGAATGTGGCTATCCTGGGATGCGGTCCGGCGGGCATGCTGGCGGCTCACGCTGCCGAGCGTGTAGGCTGGGAGCCGTACATCTACAGCCGGAAGGTCTTGAGCAACATACCTGGCTCACAGTACCTGCACCAGCCCATCCCAGGCGCCACATCACAGTACCCAGAGAACACAGTCCAGTACATGCGCATGGGCAACGAGCAGAACTACGCACTGAAGGTGTACGGCGACCCGTCCCGGCCTACGGGCTGGGAGCACTACGACCGAAAGTACCCGTCATGGAACGTTCCCAAGATGTATGAATTGCTGTGGACCCGGTTTGAGAACCGGATTACTGATTGCGAACTGAGCGACTTTGAACGAGTACGCGAGATCGCGTTGGGACACGACCTGGTGATCACGACGCTACCGGCCCAGGTGCTCTGCCTGAAGCCGGACGAGCACAAGTTCGACGGAGTGCCGTACTGGATCAAGGAGCTTGAACTGAGCGCAATCGATGCTCACCGCGACGTGGTCGTGTACAACGGCTTGCCGTTTGACCGCTGGTATCGTTGGAGCATCCTGGGTGGAAGACACAGCATCGAAAGCTGCGATCCCATATTCGCGGGAGAAGAGGGCGTGACGGCAGGTACCAAGGCTGTCTGGACTACTTGCGATTGCTGGCCCACGTTCGTCAGGGCTGGTCGGTGGGCAGAGTGGCGGCATGGCGTACTGTTGCACCATTGTTTCATCAAGTCAGAATTCGAACTTGGGAGCAGGATATGACACGAGAGGACCTCATGGCTCTAGCAGAGGATCTGAACCCCGACGATGTGATCACCCAGGATGACATGTGCGGGTACGTCAACGTCATCCTGGACGCGCTGTCCGTACATCTGGACAGGGAGCGTGTACGGCACGGCCTGTGGAAGCGTTACGGTGCGAAGGAGCAAATGCGCAACGTGACGGTGAAGGGTGACCGCGTGGAGGCGATCCTGCGCGATGAGCCCAGCTTGACACAGGCAGAGATCGACGCAGCATTGGAGGAGTGCTACGACATCATCAACTACACCGTGTTCACGGCGAGGATCCTTACGGGCCAGCTATGACTGAGTCTCTACAGGATATCACTCGCACCGAAAAGCTCGAGATGATGGTTGACGAGTATATCCAGGACTTGCACTACGATCTCAGCAAGATCGAGATGCGGCAGTATGCGGCACAGGACGAGCAGGGATTCAGATTGCTGATGGCTGCCTTCATGCGGGCAGCGTTCGCGGTCGGCACAGTAGCAGCGGTCAATGACCCAGAGGGCATGAAGGAAAAGTTCAGGGACCTGGGGTACAAGTTTGAGTGAGCGGAAGACAATCGGGAAGGAAGAGGGCTTTGAAGCTCTCAGCGTACGCATCCCTGTGCGGAGGGATGGACACGGTCACGAGACGCCGGTGCTCGTACGCAAGGTCAAGCGCACTCGGCGCGTACCTAAGCGGACGAGGGAGATGACATTTGCATCACTTCACCATCACACTACGTTTTCGTACGGAGACGGATATGCCCTACCCTCCGCGCACGTTCGCCGTGCTGAAGAGATCGGTCTTTCCGCCATGGCCGCTACAGAGCATGGTAATGTATCAAGTCACGTACAGCTTGAAGTTGCTGCAAAGAAATCAGGCATCAAGCCTATCTTTGGAGTTGAACTCTACACGGGCGAGCTCGGTGAAAAGGCAACCCAGCGAAAGAACCATCTCACTGTACTGGCGGAAACTCAGATCGGGTATCAGAACCTCCTCAAGCTCGTTACCGCGACCTTCAGCGAGGGATTTCACTATGAGCCTACAGCAGATTGGCGCATGGTGGAGAAGTATCGTGATGGACTCATCGTCCTATCCGGGTGTCAGGGATCTGCCCTCTTCACTTCCCTGGTCGGTGGCAAACACATTCTGGAGTCAGAGGCAAGCTACGCGAGAGCCAAACGGCTAGCGCGAGCATTCAAGAAACATCTTGGTGACGCTTACTACATCGAAGTCCAGGCATTCCCCGAGCTAGAGAAGACGCGGCAAGCTAACCCTCTGCTCGTGCAGATCGGTGAGGAGCTAGGCATCCCTGTCGTCGCCACCTTTGATTGCCACTACACCATCCCGGAGGAGAAGGAGATGCAGCAAATCCTGCACAACCTCCGACCGGGTGAGCGACGCACACTGGAGGACATGTCTCGTGAATGGGGATACGACAGCAACCTCTGTCCGCCCTGGTCAGATGGTATGGTGCTTCGGAAGCTGCAAGGTACAGGACTTTCGCGCCAGCAAGCCTTACTCGCTCTTCACACAACGCGGGAAGTGGCGGATAGATGTCAGGTTGAGCTTCCCAACCTGCCGATGGTTCGCTACAAGCTGCCCCCTGAGTACGAGTCATCTGTGCAGCTGTGGCGCGATTGGCTCCGGGCTGGGTGGGTGTATCGAGGAGTGGACCGCCTACCCGTAAAGGAGCAACGCCGCTACAAGGAGCGCATCCGACATGAGATGGAAGTCATCGAAGGCAAGGACTTTGTTGACTACTTCCTGGTCATCAGCGACGCTGTACGCTGGGCGAAGGACAGCGACATTGCCGTGGGGCCAGCACGAGGTTCTGCTGCCGGTAGTCTTGCCTGCTGGCTCCTACGAATCACTGAAGTCAACCCCATGCTCTATCCTGATCTTGTCTTCGAACGGTTCATCGATGTCACGCGGCAGGATCTGCCTGACATTGATCTTGACTTCACTTCGGATCGCCGTGGCGAAGTCTACGATTATCTCGTAGAGCGTTATGGCCCCGAGCATGTAAGCAGCGTGGGCACATTCACCCGGTTCAAGGGGAAGAACAGTCTTGATGACGCAGCGAGAGTTTACAAAGTACCTAAGTTTGAGATCGATACAGTCAAAGACTACCTCATTGAAAGAAGCTCAGGTGATCTTCGTGCTTCCGCGACAATCGAGGATACTGCTGAGCAGTTCCCTCAAGCGCGAGCAGTCTTCGAACGATACCCTGACCTTGGGGCTGCGCTTGATCTTGAAGGGAACTACAAGGGCTTCGGCGTCCACAGTGGTGGCCTGGTCATATCCACTGGCCCGATCACTGAGGTCGCGGCGTTCTACGAGCGCACTGTAAAGGGCGTGAAGCGCCGCGTCATCAGCATGGACAAGTACGACGCAGAGAAGAAAGGTCTGCTCAAGATTGACGCACTAGGACTCAGCACCATGGCAGCACTAGACGACATGAGAAAAGAACTGGGGTGGACACTTGACGAGCTTTACAGCATCCCTCTGGAAGATCCTGAGACCATTGCAGGTTTCAAGGCAAACGATGTTATTGGTGTGTTTCAATTCGAAGGGCGAGCATGTCGCTACGTTAACGGAGCCCTACAGCCAGACAACTTCAAGGAAGTCTATGATGTCACTGCTCTCGGACGACCAGGTCCTCTCCATAATGGAGCAGCTAACGCGTACATCGACATCAAACACGGCCGTGAGCAGTACAACGAGTTGCATCCTGCTCTCACCAGAATCTGTGGGTCCACCTACGGTCAAATTGTTTACCAAGAACAGATCCTCCGGATCCTGGGCGAGATCGGAAACTTTGACTGGACTCACCGTGCCGAAGTAAGGCGCATCATTTCCAAGAAGTACGGCGACCAGATGTTCAACCGCAAGTGGGATGAGTTCCACAAAGGTGCCATGCAGCTACACGGTGATACGGGCATGACCAAGGAGCTAGCGCGCGACATCTGGAACCGCTGTATCACCGCTGGTAGCTACGCGTTCAACGCAAGCCACGCGGTCGCGTACGGGATGATCGCGGTACACACGATGTACTTCAAGCGTCATCATCCTGAGGTCTTCTACAAAGCGACGCTCAACACGTCGGACGATGAGCGGCAGCGCCTGCTCCTACGGGACACGCAGCGCCACGGCCGATCAATTGACATACAGCCGCCGCATCCGGGTAAGAGCCACATCGGCTGGTCACGGAACAACGGCTCGCTGCAGGCAGGCTTTGCTCAGGTGCCGGGCATCGGCGCCAAGATGGGAAAGAAGATCGTCGAGTACCGGGACAATGAGCCGTTCGGTCTAACATGGGACACGCTCACGAACGTACCCGGTATCGGCCCAAAGAAGCGTGAGACGATTAGGTCACTCACAGAATCTGGCGACGACCCATTCGGCGCCATGTGGCTAGACCGCGCCATCGCTCACGTGAAGGAGCAGATCCGCAAGGGCAAGCTGCTGGGTGTACCGATGCCCACGCACGTGTCACAGGATCTGCCCTATGCGAAGGGTGAGGACATAGAGGTCGTGTGGTGTGGCGTCATCAATACGCGTAACGAGCGCGACCTATTTGAATTCAACCAGGCCAAGGGTGCGGAGCTTGACATGAGCGATCCAGCTCATCCGACACTCAATGGCAAACCCATCAAGGATCCACACCTGGACAAGTGGGTGGTCATGGTCGGCGATGACGAGACCGATCAACTGGGCTCACGGGTGGATCGCTGGCGATACCCTCGCTTGCGTGATCAGGTGTGGCGCATTCGTCCGGGCAAGCACGTCGTGGTAATGCGCGGCGTGAAGCCCGGATGGATGCCTACTCGGCAAATAACCGTTTCAGAGATCTGGATCATCGATCCGGAGATGTAGTGGTGGCGGCTGATCAGATGAGCCGTGGCAAGTCTGAGAGCAGGGACGGTCACTCTCAGCGTCCGTGTTGTCTAGCAGGAGGTAGTAGTGAGGTTCGGTATCATCACCCTGTTTGCAACGATCGCCCTTTGTATGGCGGCAAACGCAAACGCACATTTGATAGCGAAGCCACACTGCAGTTCCCTACACTGCAGAGCAACTTCGCAGCTGAAGAACCTGAAGCATGCACGGTACGTCTGTCACTACGGAAGACACTACGCAAAGCGATGGTCCTGCGCAGCAGTCAAGTGGCTCAAGCGCGAATACCGACAGACGAAGGTGGCGATGGCGCCCAGGGTGGCGGTATCGTCCCATCTACTAGGCTGGATATGCATACACGAGAGGGAGGGAGCCTGGAACGCCCAAACGGGAAACGGCTACTATGGTGGCTTACAGATGACATACGGCTGGGCGGGGCGCGTTGCGAATGCGGCGCTGCTCTCACCGAGCGATCAAATCGCTGCCGCCGATGCCGAGGCAAGAGAGCACGGTTACAACTACGCATGGATGGCAGGGCAGTGGCCCAACACGTTCCCTCCTTGCGCAGGATACTTCTAACAAACAGATAGGAGAGGCATGACAAGGTCCACCAAGACCGATATTGCCGGGTTCGTTGCGGAAGAGCTCGGTATGCAGCGCTCAGCGGTGACCAAGATCATCGATGAGTTCTTCATCCAGGTCGCCACAGAACTGGAGGAAGGCAACGAGGTCGTGATCTCCGGCAACCTGAAGTTCGGTTTCCGGGTCCGCAAAGCCGTCAAGAAGGGCACATTGGTCTACAACCCCGCAACGCAGGAGAAGCAGCCCAGTGCGGGCAAGCCTGCGTCCATCGTAGTTGTGGTCAGACCCCTGAAGAATCTCAAAACGGCAGCACCTGATGCCAAGACCAAAATCGGCAAAGAAATACTGGCAGGCACCAGGTGAGCAAGGAGATCGTGAAGTGGGCTGACGAGGCTATGTTTGAAGCTCAGCCCATTCTTCGTGAGGAGGGCGCGCGGGTAACACCGCGCGTCTTCCTCCTCAATGCAACGCCCGATCCGCTAGGCACGATGGCGCTGGACATGCGGATGTATCGCGGTGATCCTGTCTACGACCTCGGCGAGATCACCGACGAACAGAGACGCTGGGCTTGGGAAGAGCTCAGCAAGACAGCACTCAACACACCGTTCGAAGGTGTCAACCTCAAGTTCATGATCGAGGCTGTCACCCGTAGCTTCACGCACCAGCTGGTCAGGCAACGTGTCGGGGCATACTACGTACAGGAGAGCCTGCGGTTCGCCGTGAAGCGTGGGCTTGCTCAGGAGATAGCACTACCTCCTAGCATCAACGAGAAAGATGAAGGACCGTACGCTATCTGGCAGCAAGCCGTACAGCACATCGACCAGGCCTACAATCAGCTGGTAGATGCTGGCATACCGGCAGAGGATGCGCGCGGTCTACTGCCTCATGCTACGACAACGCGGGTGATCTACCACACCAACCTGCGCGCGCTGTTCGAGCATGCAGGCAACCGGCTCTGTACACAGGCGCAGTTCGAATGGCGCTCTGTGTTCATGGGCATCATGAAGGCGATCAGAAACTACGCCAACGTTTATGCGACAAATCCTTCGGGCTCAACCTGGAGGGGTGACGGTTGGCAGTGGCGCTTGATCGCTGAACCGAAGGCATACACGTTCACGCCGATCTGCTACCGGCTAGGACATTGCGCATTCATGTCCAAGCTGGACAGAGGGTGTACAATCCGCGAGCGCGTTAACGAAGGCAGGTTCGACGAGATTGCACCCGATGAGTGGATGGCAAACCCGTGGGCAGGCATCACGACAGAGGATAACGTACGACCTGAGTGAGCAAGCGTGAGCACCACCGATGACGCTGAGCCAGACGTTCCCCCTACCACGCCGGACCTCTCTCCCCCATCCGGCAATGGTAGACGTCTCGGAGAAGCTGAGGTGGTGCTCACATCTCAACTTGGCCCTGTGTTACGTTCGTGGGTTGTGAAGTGGCTGGCGACATACCCCAACGGTCAGACCAGCGGACAGTTCAGCGGTGGTCAAGACTTCATGGGACCGCTTGAATGGCTACGTCAGGAATCAGGCGTGAGGGTCAGACAGATATCACGCATCAAGAATGAAGAAATCAAGCACGCTAGCTACTCACACGCAGAGGCATTGCTCATGGCTATTGACCGTGAGTACATGCTTCACACCGGCGAGATCAGGGTGGTACCGAATCCGCACTGGTCTCAAGAGCAGTTCGTCGAGTACATGCAACAGAGGGGATGCTATGCCGATGAATGAGAAGTCAGAGAATCGCAAGCTGTACTTCTGCGACAACGATGAATGCTGCGTCATTACGTTCATCCCGCATCGCGAGAAGTCCCTGGACATCTGCCCAGCCTGCGGCATGATCGGGTTGATAGTGCGTGGCCCGGTTTCATTGCGCACCGGCCTACGTCCGGGGCCACCTAGTGGCCGTACAGCCGACGCTACAGCCGACCCTTCGCCCCTAGACCCTTCACCTGTTTCAGCCAGTGACGGCCACAGCAGTGTGGTGGACGGGAGCGCGTAGTGTCCGCCTTCCTAGCCACCTGGTACGAGGAGGGCTTCCAGGTGCCCACCGGCGTCACCCTAAAGACCGTAGGTCAGTCTGCAGTTGACAGGCTGGCTACGACCACGGCATTGGCTGAGGCAGCCCTAGAGATACCCAGACGTCTAGGCAATGATGCTACCGGCGGTGAGCTAGCCAAAGACAAGATCCGCTGCCGCCGCGTCATGCATGTCGTCAAGAAGACTACGCCAGGTTGGTCAAACTACAAGCCACATAAGGTAGCCGACATGAAGATGGAGGCTGCCGTACTGGACTGGATTGCCTGGTTTGAGAATCAGACCAAGGTGCTACGTCGTGAGATGAACATCATCGCCGCACTTCACTTCAAGTCTGAGTCCCCAGCCATTGATTGTAAGCAGGCGCTCATGTGGACGAACAATGAGTACCGCTGGCTGGCGTACGCGCTGCGCGACTAGACAAGAAAGATCAGAAAAATCAAAGCCAGCACCAGCGATCCTGCCGAGATGGACAGGATCAACGTTGCGTGCTCAGCGCAGAACATCTGAAGCCGCTCCTCTATGTTTGCGTACGACCATTCATGTCTGGTGTCCCAATCAGCCATCTCTTCTCCTTTTGATGATCAACCAAACGAGATACGAGACACACCCGACGGCAAATCCTGCGAGACCTTCGAAGAATAGATCGTGAACAAAACGATCAAAGAAGAATGAGGTCAACCCGATACCGCATTCTGAGCGAAGAGCCATCCGAAGACTAACGTCATCAGCGGCGTGGTAGCTTTGGCCAGGGTGTTACCGTCGAATACAGACAGGATAAGACCCACCACCCAGACTGCGACGATGACGATAACGACGATGAACTGAAGCTTCTGCTTTGTCACGTAGACGAATATCTCAACTCAATCGCAGGGTACGACCACGACACCGTGTACGTGTTCGACTGGATCCACATGTAGATGCCGAACAGAATGAAGTCGTACGTCGTGCCGGGTGCGATCGTCGTCCACGCGCTACGCTGGTTCTGACCGGTGGCGACCGATGACACGCTGATCGCGATCTGCGTCCCCGCAACACCCGTCAACGCGCTGAACGCGCCTCCGATTGACGCGCCGTAGTACGCAATCTCAGACAGACATTGGATGAACTGCTGCGACAGATAGGCGCTGTACCTGATCTGTGGCTTCATGCCAAGGTCCGACCAAATCTTCCACGGGAACAGCGGACCTTTGAGTGTCCCGAACAGCGTGCCCGGTCCCGTTGGCGGCGATGAACTGCTGGTGACCGAACCTTCGACGCAAGGGTTGAACGTCTCGACCTTGACGCTGTACCAGGACGAGTCCGTGGCGGAATACTGAACGGTCATATACGAATACGGGGACGCTGAGCCTGCCCGCAGGGTCACCATCTTCCCATCGGTCGGGCTGCTGGGTAGAGACGTGACGACAGAAACAGGTGGTTCCCAGTCGGTCGCGTAGTCAGCCGAGCCGTTCTTTGTCGGCACCTGGCCGATGGCGCCGCCCGTCGGAAGACCAGGTCCTGCTGGTCCAGTCGAACCTGTTGGCCCTGTCGCGCCGGCAGAACCTGTTGCTCCGGTCGCGCCGGTGGGTCCCGTTGCGCCTGTCGGACCCGCTGGGCCTGTGGCCCCTGCTGGTCCTGTTGGCCCTGCCGGACCTGCAGGACCTACAGCTGTTACCCAGGAGAAGTCGTAGTCAGCACCGCTGTTCTTTCCCAGAACTTGAGCTGAGCTACCACCAGCTGGTACGCCTGAGAGGACGCGAACGTATGCTCCTCCCTGACGCTCCCACAAGTTCTTGCCGACACGATCAAGGTACAGATCGGTATCAGCACCCAGCGTGTTAGCGGGTACACCGTTGCCGTCACGTACGGCAGTAGCAGGAGTTGCTACCAGGTGCCGTGTCAATCAAGCTCTTCTCTCTGAGCCTTGAGGTCTGCGATCATCTCTTCAAGAGACTCGCGTACTCCAGGCTCTGCATCTTCACCGAGGTTGCGCACAATGCGCTGGCGCTCTTCGATCATCGCGTTGAGCTGATCCTTGCGATCCTTGATAGCACGCTTCTCTGCCTCACGAGCCGCATGCCAGCCACCGCCGTTGCCCGGTCCCTCATGTGTGATGTTGCCCTCGTCGTCAACCTGATGCTCGTCCAGGATCATCACGACATCGCTGATAGTGATGCCGACATGCTTGGCGATGGCCTGCACCGTAGCGTCCGGATCAGTCTTGAGGAAAGCCTCAACACTGTTTGCTTCTGCGATCCAGTCTTCAGTCATGCTTCCTCCCTAGCTGACACGTACCGGCTGAATGCGGGTGTACTGACGGCCCACTCCCACGTTACCACCGTTGGTCGGCGTGAGTACTGTACTTGCCGCGAGTCCGACCATCTTACCCTTATCGATCGAGGATACCGCTGTGTTCTGCGTACCGCCGCCCTCGTTACCGGCCCATGCAGCAAGGGTGATGCCACCGGCGGTAAGACTGAATTGAGCATTTGAGTTTGCACCGTAGCTTGTACCGGCGTAACCGATCTCGCAGTAGTAGTCACCAGCACGTGGCGCGGTGACGGTGGTCGTTCCTTCGATCCAACTTGTGCCGCCGATGCACTCCCATTTGTATGTTGTTTCTGAAGAGTTGTAGCGCATCTGGAATTGATAGCTCGGGTTGCTTATGCTGTCCACCCAGATCCAGATGTCCCCATTGTTCGGTGAGCCGGGCGGTGTGGTCGCGTAGGTGATGTTCGGAGTGCCTACCGCACCTGGACCAGCAATCACCGTCCACGCTGAACCGTTGCTGCGCGAAAGCGCACCGGTATCTGTTGCGAAGTAGAGGCAGCCGCTGTTTGCGCTGGAGGCAGTAGGACGTGACGCTGCCGTACCGGCCTGGTGAATTGTGCCCGTCCAGTCGATGGCGTCTGTACCGCCCGGAAGATGCGTGGTCTCGTGGGCTGCCGGAGCAACACCGCCGCTAGCGCCAGCGCCCATCGTGATCCAGGATGATCCGTTGTACACGTACGACGTGCCGCCGCTGACGTCTGTCGCCGTGTAGACCATGCCAGCGACTAGCGACGTACTCGGGCGCGATGCAAACGTACCGGACGAAATGAACGTACCCAGGACAAGAGGGTCGGCACCGGTTCGGGAGTGCTGCGACGCGTGCGTGCCGGCAGCGGCTGTGCCAGCCGCAGTGCCGAGTGCGCGAAGAGACTCTGTGCCCGAACCGGCACCGCCGCTTGGCTTGAGGGTTGCAGAGATGTCAGCTGCCGCCACGGTGCCAGCGCTGATCTCGTTGCCTCCCCCACGAATTGTACCAGCGACAACGTTGTCGTGTGTGATCGTCGCCGCAGCAATCTTGACGCCTAATCCTGCCGGACCGCCGGTGATGCTGCCGTCCGGGATGGCTGTGCTGCTGGGACCGATGTCCGCCCAACCAGTGCCGAAATCGTAGTACAGGTGAAGCGTGTCTGTGCCGTAGTAGATGCGGCCAGTCTTTCCTGGTGAGCCTGAGGTTGACGTAGGACGCGAGGCCAGCGTGCCCTGCGTGTACATAGCAAACACACCATCGGCATCCGCTGCCAGGTTGCCCATATCGCGCGGGACATCCGGCGTCTCAGTGAGCAGCGGATACCTCAATCCTGCTCTTGTGGTGGTGCTAGGCATCAGTATCCCCTCATCGCCTGGTAGGTTGCATATGCCGAGCGCGCCGTCGTGTACGTTGACTGGCTAGCGCGAAGTTCAAGGTAGGTGTTGCCGGTCGTGGTGGCGTAGGTCAAAAGGATTCCGGCAGGCTTCTGCGCAATCAGCGCTGCCTGCACAGCAGCAGAGTTTGGTGTCTCAGCAGTACGGGTGATGACTGTGAGGCTGTAGGGACCGTTCTGCTGAAAGTGAACATCGTCAACATAGAATGTCTGCGCTACGCCGCTAGCCCCGTTGTCAATTCTCAGCTGTAGGTTACCCGCTACTGCACCGCACACGCGCCAGAAGGCAACCTCTTCCCAGGTGCCTAATCCGACGTGACTGATGATGCTACCAATCACAGCACTGTGCGTCACGTCGTACAGATAGATGCGGTAAGTCTGTCCAGCAGTCCCGAGAAAGCTGAACCGCATTGCCTGGTTGTAGCTTGCAGCGAAGGCAACGTTGGCGCTGGCCATGCCGCTGTTCGCACCCGTACCCGTAACAGTCTTGAGGCTGTGGGCGCCACCGCCACGGAAGTTAGCAGCGTCCTGCGTGAGCGTCGCGCTGACGAGTGCGGTGTAGGACTCAGTACCAGCCTCAAATGTGTTGACCGTATCGTTGGTTCCATTGCGCTCAGAGAAGATGACCGTCTTGTTGCCTGTGAGCAACGCCTGAACAGCTGCCGTCATCGAGGCAGCGGTGCCGCGCTTCCAGCCTCCAGCGTTCAGGATGTAGTTGCGTGTGTCACTGTCACTCAGGCTTGGCGGAACAACTACGCCGACGAACTGCGCGAGCCAGGGCAGAGCGTTTGGTGGACACCGTGTGATGTCCACCGCCTGCGACCAGCCGGGGGCAATCTTGCCTCCGGCCAGAACCTGGTCACGCGCAAGATCGTCGACGATTTGAAATGCTTCGCCCAACGCGCCGACATAGGCGGCCAGGTCATAGCCCGTGCCGGCGTCCATCGCGGCCAGTGGTGCGAGGTCATCATAGATGCGTTGGGCGAAGCTCTTGAGGACGGGGGCAGGCACTAGGTGATAGTCCCCGTCAATGTGTTGTCGTTAGCAAGAGGGGCGACACCTGTGAGCGTGATGTCAACAGATCCCATCGATCCGCCGTGAATGCCCATCGTCATACTGACGAGATAGTCAACACCGGGCACGTTCTCGATCGTCTGGATCATCTTGTTGTACCGTACAACCGTCTGCTGCAGCCAGACAGTAGCGTCTGTTGTTGTTCCCCAGGTGGCAGGATTGAGGTAAGCAGCGATGGCTGCGTTAATGCTTCCCAGCAGCGCTGTAGGATCAAACCCTACGAGACCCTTCGCGGTGTACGTGACATCGATGAGGTTGATCGTAGGGTCGATCACGTACACGACGAAGTTGACTTCGCGTGTAGTGTTCAGCAATGTCAGTATTTGGTTCTTGACGGTGGAGCTTACCGGATTACCGTTCTGATCGATGGCGGCTACGGATACCGTACGTGCATTGTTGTATGTGTTACTGGTGGCATCGTATCCGTCAATACCAACTGCCCTGAAAACACCGGGTACATTTGTGCGGGCCAGGGTGGCGAAGTCGTTTGGTAGGATGGGACGAGGAGTGAGCAACTGTAGGTAGGCAGAGAGTCGATTGAGGTAATCGCTGTCTGCTTCTGCATCAACGCCTCCTGTAGTGACCGCTACCTGCGTGATGGCGGTAACGAAAGACAACGGATCAAGGAGGACGACCGACCCACCGACGCTACCCAGGCCTGCCGTAGCCGCACCGAAGTTGACAGACTGAATCGTAATCCCAGATGCTGTCGTACTGCCTGATGGTACCACAACATCAGCCAACGTGATGAACGGGATCAGCACATTACCGCTAGCAGCAATGGCCACCTGCGTACCGGCAGGGATCGTGTATCCCGCGCTGTCCTGCAGCGTCCAGTTAGTCGTGGTGGTACTGGGCGTCGCATCAATCGGCTGAAGACCGATGATCGTTGAACCGAAGTACCGGAAGATGCTCGTCGGCACCGCACTAGCAACATCGCGCGTCTCCGCAGCGGCTGAGCTAAGCGCCATCGCGAGCCAGACGTCCAGATTGCCTGCCGCCGGTGTCCATCCAGGAATCTGAGACTGAAGAAAGGTGTAGACCTCATCAAGGATGTCCTGCGGATCAGTCGCGATCGGAACGTCGATGTAATCGGGCATCAGACTACACCTTTCGTTGACACACTCAACGTGACATGAGCAATCAAGCTGTCAAACAGATCGGGTTGCTGATCCAGGACAACCGCAGCGCGAGGTTCCCAAGACAGGACTTGCGCCAGAACATCCGGACGGTAGACAGGTTGCGTCTGCAGCGTGAGATCGGGAATGCCAAACTCAGGTAGCTCTTGACGCTGACCGATCACGGTGGCAACGCAAGCGGTGACGCAGTTGGTGACGTCATCAAGGCTGTCTTGTTCCACAACAGAGGCATTGGCCGAACCGATGAACTGGAACGGCAAGTCGAAGTGAGGGACGAGCGTCGCCATCAGCTAAAGGGCCACCAGGCTACAACCCAACCATCTCGGTTGTCGTCGAAGATGACAAGGCAAGTATCTCCTTGTTGAGGAAGTTCAACAGCGTCCCTGGCCTGCCAGCGGTACGGTCCCCACACCAGGTTTGGATCAAACGCTGGTATGATGATCGGACATAGCGCGGTGAAGTCTACTACATTAGCGGCCACCACGCCTGCCCATGGCTGAGCCATCAGGTTCGGATAGTCATAGGTGTTGGTCTCGTAGATGGAGGTCACCACATTCTCCTGATGTCAACAAGCAGCGGGTGACCGGCAAATCCGAGGAAATTGTACAGCGGCACGTACTTGTTGACATCGCCGGTGTGCGGTGACTCCTGAACCTTGCCGTTGCCTACGTACAGGCCCTCGTGCTGCGGACCTTTCGGTGATGGCTCGGTGAAGATGACGTCGCCAGCTTTGATGTTTCCTAGCTCAATATGAGTCCCCACGTTGACCTGGTCATAGGTCGTACGCGGTAGGTCGATGTGCAGATCCTTGAACACAAGCTGCACGAAGCCGGAGCAGTCCAATCCTGTCTTGGGGTCTGTGCCGCCCCACACGTACGGGACTCCTAGGTACTGGGCCGCTGTCGTGACGATTTGAACCTGCGTCGGTATGAGCCCTGGTGCGGCAGGAGAGTTTTGCGAGGGATCGTTCTTCGGATCAGGCGTGAGTCCGCCGGTCCAGGTGCCGGTAGTAGCAGCCACGAGATTGCCCGAGCTAGGCTCAGGCAGTACGGGCAGCGGCTTCTTGAGGGTGATGGTGCCGTTACGACTGAACACGCTGCGATCAACCTGATTCACGATCCAGCGTCCGTTCCACGGACCCATGTTCTGTAGCTGAATGATGGAGCCAGGCGGCGCTGCCCAGCGCGACATCTCACACGTGATCGTCACAGTGGCGCTCTTCTTGCCCTCATCGTACGTGCCGTCAATTGAGTCAACGCCACGTGTGTCCTCATCGATCGTGGCCTGCGGCTGACTCTTGAACAAGTCCTCGTCGGAGATGTAGTAGAACACGCCACTCACGAAGAAGGCACGCCATTGAACTTCTTGCGCCAGCCGCTGAATGCAGTCCCAGCTGCTCTCTTTGCCCCAGCCACCTTTGCCCTTCTTCTTTTGGGCGGTGGACGTAGGCGGCAGTCCTCTGTAGAACTCGTAATCGTTGCTGCTGTTGCTAGCAACGCTGAAACTGCCGTTCATGACAGCCACGCTAGTGCTGATCACACCGTAGGCGTTAGCGATGGCCTCACCCTCATTCCTCCACTGATCATAGCCCTTAGGATTGCCAGAGTTCTGCACCAGATCAATCACAGACCCGTAGTCCATGTTGGGGTTAGAAGCTGCCAGTGGCGCTAGATGATCAAAGAAGGCAGCGGCATCCGTCTCGACGTCACGTGATGCAGGCCAGCCCCACTTCTTGATCTGCTGGAAGCACCCGACAGGGTTGCTGTTGGGATCTGTGCTGCTGAGGAAATTATACGCACCCGGACTAGGCTGGCCCAGGTTGGTGATGCTACTCTCCTGAATGACGCACATGATAGACATCACGAGCTCACGGTGCGGCAGCAAGCGGCTAGCGCCTACGTCCAGGATGGAGTTTGCGTTCTTGCGCTGCTCCTCTGACATCTTGACACCCTTCACCGTCAGATCATTCACGCGCGGAATGCCGAATGATCTGTTGGCGGTGACGGAGCTCTGGGTGGCGTTGTCTACGGACTGCCCGATTGGCTGAACGATGGTAAGCTCCGGGATCACGTACTTGATGCGTGTCTCCTTGACCTCTTTGATCAGCCTCAGGACAAACTCGGCACGCGTGATGTTGGCGCGATCAGTTTTGCGCGACTGTACGATGGGCTTGTTGTACGTGCGCAGTAGGTAGACCTCACGATCCTCAAACACTAGCGTGAGACCTGAGCCCTGCTTTTCTACGCTGACGAGGATGAAGAAGAGGCCGTCAATCTCTGTCGTGAGCCTATGAGACAGAATGCCGCTGCGTAGCAGCTTGCGGTCGCGATCCTCCAACGTAACCGTCACGGTGCTCGCGCCCTCGATGGTGCGACTGACCTGTACATCCTCCACTGCACCGACCATGTTGAAGCCCTGACCGTTGAGGCTGAGGTAGAGCTTGGTGATGTCAACGTCATCACCCATCAACTCCAGCTGCGGCTTTAGGACACTAGGCTGAAGCTTCTCTACAGCGGTGGGCTTCTTGGGTGCTTGTTTGGTGGTCGTCGTCATGGCGCTGGGATAGTCAGTACTGTCCCTTTCTTGAGGCTGCTGCCGTCACGGATGCCGTTGGCGGTTGCGATCTTATTCCATTTGCCGCTATCACCGTACTCCTTGGCAGCAATCTTCTGCAGCGTGTCGCCGGTGGCCACTGTGTACCGCTTCGGCCAGCCTGTCTTGCTAGCGCCGGTGCCTGCTGCCTGACCGACGGCTACGTTCTTCAGAGCCAGACGATCATCGGCCACGTACTGCAGCAGATTCACGACGCAGTCCTGTCTTAGCCGCGCCATCACACCGTTTGAGGAAAAGCCCCAGAGAACGTTGGTGCCCCACTGCAGGTTCTCTATGACCCACACGGTGGGCCCAGGCTTAGGCACAACCTGGCTGCTGTAAGTGACCGTCGGCGGCTCGCCTCCGCCCGTAGGAGGCAGCGCCATACGGCTGAGATGGCTGATGGGCACTTCAACAGACAAGCCATCCTCGTATCCGTTGAACAGTACAGGGATAGACATTCGCAAAGGGTCCTTGCCTTCCCACACCGTCAAACCTACACGCCGCTGACGGCTGACAACGGTCCAACCGCCGTAGCCGCTAGCAATTGTCACAGGTGTAGTGTCCAGCAACACGGTCACCGATGGGATGCCCTCAGCAGTGAAAGTGACACTGGCAACTTTCCTCTCATTGAAGGCAGTCGTCATGATCTCGCCAGGTTGTCTAGCTCGACATCAGCCACCGCAGAGGCCAACACCTTCTTGTTGAGTTTGACGTCAACATGAATGGGCTGCTTAGGCTTCTGCCAAGCCTCTTGGAAGTTGAACGGTGTGTGAATGTTCTGGAAGCCCTGGAACTTCGGCGTTACCTGGATCTGACCGGACGCGCTCACGTGGTGCGGAGTAGGCAGCGCCAGACCGCTAGGTCCGTACATGATGTGTGTGCCACCCTGCGTGATCGTTGCCGTCGGTGTGCCACCGCCACCCCACAGCCAACTGAACCAGCCGGTGATCTTGTGGAACCATCCTTCAAGTTTGTCAACCTGCTTCTTGATCCAGTCAACCACGTCCATGATGATGCGCTTCACCATCTGGAAGTGAGTGATGATCCAAGCGTAGAACAGGAAGAACGGTCCAAGCAGCAAATAGCCAACAAGCATCCAGTGACTCTTGATCCACTCGTACGTGTCATTCACCAGGTTGTGGAACCACTTCCACTTGAAGTAGAGGATGACCAACGTAGCGATCAGCAGCACGATCAGGCCGATGATCAAGAAGATCGGGTTCGCCATCAGCACGATACCAAGCGCCAGCATACTGACGGTGAGGTCCTCAGTTACTGCAATCAGAGCAGCCTCAGCAGCTACATACAGCCAGGTTGCAGCAGCGGCTATCTTCTCAGCGATAGCAAATCTTCCGGTGACCAGGGCTGCGAGGAACTGCCAGAAGGTCAGCGCTTCAAACTCACCGCTCAGCACAGCTGTCTCGAATGCGGTGACGCCAGTCCAGAAGGCAGCGCCCATCTGCGCTATCTTGTATGCAATCCACAGTGGCACGAGCAGGGTGAGCCAGTACTGGCTGGTCTTCAGCAGTGGCGTGATCAACCACAACACAGTGTAGATCGCCCAGAACGCTGTGGTGATGGTTGCCCAGATAGTCTGATTCTGGGTAAGACCTTTGATCAACGCACTGAAGTCTACCCACAGCTGGTGAATGGCGCTACTGAGTGCCTGCCACACGGGCAGGAAGCTCGGTGCTAGCTGCCTGATCACCTGGGTCGCGTTGCTCGCGTGCGAGAGCGCATCGCCAGCGTCGCTGAACCGCTTGTTGAGATCCTGCAGCATCTTGATACTGTGATTGAAGAAGCCCTGGGTCACGGCACCCATGATCTGGCTCATGGAGTCACGGAACTGAGCAAACAGTCCTGACCAGCTGCCCATAGCCTGGCGCTGAGCCGCTCCCATGATGGCAGGATTCTCTTTGGCATAGCGGTTGAACGCCTGCAAGAATTCCAGCACAGGGATGCCGAGCTTGCCGACGTTGTGAATCTGTTCACCAGTGAGCCCGAATTCCTTGCGCAGGATGGCAGCTACCGGGATACCGTCGCGGCCTAGCTGATTGACCGTCTGTCCTGTCAGCCTGCCCTGGTAGGCCATGTGCTGTAGCGCGTAGGCAACACGGTTGAGTGCGGCAGGTGAGCTACGACCAGCGGCAGCCAGCGTATCGATGATTGACTGCATCGTGGTGTTCACTGTCGCAGCGCTGATGCCCAGGGTGCTCATGCCCATGTACATGTTCCGGAACGCGATGGTCAGATCCTTGAACTGGAACGGTGAGAACTTGGCCATCTGGAACAGCGTGTGTAGCTCGTCGTTCACAGCCTGCTGACTGGGCAGCATGCGACTGAGGCTGATGGTTGCTTCCTTCATCGCCTCGTTGTACTGGAAGCCCCACTTGAATGCCTCAACACCACCAGCGATGAGTGCCAGGCTGACACCGTAGGTAAGACGACGCAACGTGAACAGTGCCTGGTTCATTGCCCAGGAGCGTTCCGTCGTTACCTTCATGGCTGTGCCTGTTGCTTCGGTCTCTACGCCTAGTTCTTCGATCGCCAGGCCCATGGCTTCCGCGTTGGCTACAACTTCACGCGTGCCCGTGAGCCTGGCGAGGATGATGACTTCTTCTGTGCTACTCATCCGCCGAACATCTTCCCTACGCCGTTGACGATCTGCACGGCGAGATTGTGATCACGCTTCTCTTGCTGATCAAGCACGGCTGCCGACACGGCCATCATGATCCGACGCTCCAGGTCGCTGTCTGTCTCGAGAAAGCGCATCGGATCCATGCCCGTCATCGCTATGTTCGCGGCTGCCATGATCTCGTCGTGCCTTAGAGGTTTCCCCCTAGCAGGGTTTCATTCACGTCAGCTGACGTGTTCGACATCCAGCGGTTCAGGCGGGCGCAATGCTCAGCGATCGCCAGTTCGTTGTTACCGAACAGGCCGAAGATGACGTTGGCGCTGGTCGGACTCTCAGGCAGCTCAGTTGCGTACCCAAGACCCTGTGCCAGTTCAGTTGAGAACTGAGTGACCGGCACACCATTGATCGTGAGCGGCTGTGTGGTTCCTCCCCCGTCCACGTCCACGAACACGCCAAGAACAGCCATCGTCATCAAACCGAACATCGCGTTGAGCTGCTTGTCCCAGCGCCCGCTTCTGTCCTGCCGCATGTTGCGGCCGATCCTGTCGATGTCCGTACCTTCGAGCAGCCGGTACTTGATCAGCAGCAGCGGCGGCGCTTCGTATCCCGGGACAGGGATGAGAACCTCACGATTCTCAGACACGTCGCGCCGCTTGGCTGCTAGCTGATCAAGTAGTGAATTCGGCTGCTCTTCTGCGGGGAGCAGAGGCGTGATGATCTGGGTGACTTCCTCTTCAGCTTCCATGTTCCTCTCCCTTGACATTGCCTTAGGCCGTCGGGTTGCCCTCGACAGTCATCTCCAGCTCGATCAGAGCGGCAGTTGACGTCTCTGAGTCGACCTCAGGCGGAGTACACCGCTTGAGAATGCCGCTGTAGACAAGCGGCTTGGTACCGGAGATGATCTGTCCTTCCTGTGTCATCGGCGTCTTGCTGACCGTAATCGCTGACTTGCCTACAGAGTCGATCAGCTTCTGCACGTTGTTGTGATCCCGGCCGATCCGGTAGTTACGGGAGACAACCAAGTTCGCGACGGTGTGGTGTCCGCCAAGAACAATGGGTGCCACCATCCCTCCCGGATAGTACTGCGAGCTATCCGAGTCGACACCGCCACCGGTGCACTTGTCCCAGACGCCCCAGTCAACCATGGCGCCGTTTGCAGCTGGGTTCGGATTCTCGATCTGTACGGTGATCAGCCAGGTGTCTGCACGTGTTGGATTCAGATCAGACATGTTAGCTCACCGTGCTCGTGATCGGGACGTTGACGATCGTGATGTACACGAGCTCAGCAAACGGCGACGGCCGGATACCGATGACTGCGTGTAGCTCATTGTTCGCCAGTGTCGTGGGCGTATTGATCTGAGCGCCGACGTTGACGTTGAACGCGTCCGAAGCTGAGGCGCCATACAGCTGGCCCGCGTTGTAGTACCCCTGCAGCATACCCGTCAGAGCAGCACCGTACGCCTGAATGGTATGCCCCTGTCCGTCGATCGTATTGAAGACGAACACCTCACCGATCACAGCAGCCTCTGCCACGATCGCCATGACGAGCCGTACGGCTCCGAAGTTCAGCCACTGTGCCGCCTGTATCGGATCGGCCAGTGACCGCCAGCCGTAGATGCGCTGGTCGCCGTACATGTTGCGGATGACGTTGACGCCGGCAGCGTTCGCTGTCTGACGCGTCGGGTCATCGATACCGGCCTGGCTCAGATCGATGACGAACTGAAGCAGGCCCAGATCACCAGCGGCCGGTGCGTCCGGTCCGTTGGACAGATCCACACGTGCGATCGCCCCGGCAACAGCTGCCGATGGCGGGACGACACGTGTGGTGCCTGCGACCAACCCAGGCACAACAACCCAGGGCCAGAAGAAGGCACCGTACTGACCATGCGACGTGGTCTTGGCATTGCCGGCAGACGTCAGCACTGTCGCCTGCGTTCCGGAATCGGGTGAATCCAGCAGCGCCACGCGGTTGTTCGCGGCCGCATGGTCACACAGCTGCGTGTGCCCGATGTCTGTCGTACGACCCGGTGCGCTCACCTGACCAGGACCGAGATCCTTGGTGAAGGTGCCGAGCGCTGTGAGCCAGTTGGCATCGACGATGTTGTTGCGATCGTCGGCACCGCCGGCAAACACGGTAGCGGCCAACAGCGCCGGGTTGTTCGTGCTCACACCGAGCGAGATGGTGACATAGCGTGAATAGTTCGACCACGCTACGGCCGACGGCTGATCAGCGAGGTCTCCTGAATCCTCCAGCAAGACGCTGTTCGGATCGAGGATCTGAATACGGTAGCCGCTGACAACACCGGCGACCACCGCAATCTTGTACGTGTTCGCCCACAGGCCGGGCGACTTTGCTTTCGCCACCAACGAGATTGCTGCACCCGCATCGAGCAGGTTCTTGGTCGCGTTGGCCGCTGCCGGACCGACAACCCGCGCGATGTAGCACGTTGCCCCGCCTTCACGGAAGAACGTCTCCACCGCATCGTACAGGACGCTGTAGCTGACACGCCCGCCCATGAACGAGTTGAAGTCGTCGATGGAGCGGATCAGGTTGGGGATGTCAGTCCTTCCCTGATCAGCAAGTCCTGCGATGAACCAAACGCCGGTGTCGGTCGGAGCGGAACGTGGCGGCGGCGAACTGATGACCGTGATCGTGGTACCAGGACGCGACACCTATTCCCCTCCTTCCTTCTTCGTTGAAGCCTTCGCCTTGGTGCTGGGCTCGGCTTTCTCCTGCCCCTCGTCTACCGCCAGAAGCACGCCACTGCTGATCATGTCCTGGTTGTGAGGGTCCTCAGCATCTTCGCTGCTGAGGTCTGCGAACTCACCTGGGCCTAGCATCCGGCCGTCGGCGAGGTCGACCACGTGGTCGCCCACGTTTCTGTATTCCGCCATTTTCACTCCTCGATCTCGACGACGGCGGACACGAGCTCCACTTCCCCGTACTGAGAGCCAGGCTGAGTATCGGGGTCAGGCGCAATGGGATAGGGTGGACCACCCCACCGCTGTACAACGTCGCTCACGGTGACTTCGAATATAGCCTGACCGGCACCAACGGTCTGCTGGTCTTCGAACGTGAACCGATCGTTGTAACTCTCATCAAGCCAGGTAACACCATCAGAGAATCCTCCGAGCGACTGTTTGTGAGACATGATCGCCCGGATGATTGCAGTGTACCACCTGGTGAGGCTCTTTGTGCTGTTGCGATCCTTACCGCTAACAAAACATCCAACACCAACGCTGAAGAGAGCGGTGTACGTACCGTCTCCCTGCAACGTTGGCTTCTTGCCGGACAAGCCTGGGCTCACGACAACCACAGACGGTAGCTGATCAGCGTTCTCGTGATCAACCTTGTCGGCAGTGAGGTAGGACTTCGGAAGAGGCAGGCTGTCTCTCGGCAGACCACGCTGTAGCTCAAACTCACGGCTGTAGGTCGGCCACCAGAGCTTGAGTGTGTCAATGGCCGCCTGCTCTACCTGATCAGATGTCTTGATAGACCCGAAGATGTCTGGATAGGTCATACGTTCAGCCTCCAAGCAGCAATCAGGTAGTCACGGATGATGTCACGCATCTCTGCCCGATCCTGCGGCATGAACTTCATGAACGGACGGTTCTCCTGCGTGACGCCCGCGTAGGGCAGATCACTACCGAAGTACAACGCGTTGGGCGTGATCTCCATGATCTGCCCCGGTGCGCCAGGCTGCGTGACGCTATCACGTAGCGCGAGCGTGGCATGGTTGATGCGAGGATCAAGTCCCATCCGCATTTTGCGCTCAAGCCAGTCAACACTATCCAGCTTCCAGCTACCGCCGCCACGTCTACCCTCAGAGTCGAACACCCTGTCCATGATCTCCATGATCAGAAGAGCGACCGTACGGAAGGCAGGCTGCGCGTGTGTTGCTGCGTAGCCCATGCGCGTGAAGCTGGTAGCTACTTCCTTGGTACCCTGCGTCTCAACGAAGAATTGCACTACCAGACCTCATCCCTGATAGTCATCGGTGTGGTAGGGAAGCTGCCCTGCGCGAACAGGCTAGGACCTGTTGGATCAACCGTACCGCCGCCAGCCTCAGCCTGCTGTACCGCTGTCTGAAGACGGGCAAGCTCTGTCTCATACATCTTCTCAAGTTGCGGGTAGATGCTGCGACCGGTGTTGACCTGGTCTGGATAGTAGTCCAGCTCAATCTGCATGGCTACACGTGTGGCCAGCACGTTCTGGGCATCATCATACAGAGCGACAGGTATGTCGTCACCGATCGCATCAGCCACCGCAGGACCAAGGCGCTGAATCATCGCGATCACTTGGTCGTCTGTAGGTGCTGTCTCTTGATTGAATGTTCCGGCCAGGTTGCCGTAGCTGTCACGAGTGCGGCTCAGATCTTTGAGCGCAACATCGTACACCGTACAGAGCCAAGCCTGTCCTTCTTCTGGGCTGTCCCACAGCGGCACTACCGGCTGCTGAACGTCTCCAGAGGCGTCTACGAATGTAAGCTGATACCATCCTGAGTCAAGCGCCGCATTCTCCGTCGTGAGCTGCCTCACCATCGGATGCGCCGGGTCAGTATCAACTGGCGTCAGCGTGATGTTGTCAATGATTGTGAAAGGTCCGGCTTCTCCAGCGGCTTCGCCGATGGTGACATGCGTCCAAACAACTCCGTCGTAGCGCGGGATTGGTTGCACGTCGTAGAACGAGACAACCCTCACTCTTCGATCCCTCCTCTACTGCCCCTGGCGAGGTCTCCGGACTGGCCGCCCCTGAGTTTAGCGTAACTCCGAGCGATGCGCCCGGTGAGTATAGGCACCATCTTAGTCTTGTGGGATGTCTCTTTGAACCAGTCAACGATGATGGTCATGTTGACTGCGAGCAGGAAGCCTCTAGCCTGCTTAGCAGCAGTCATCGACGGAGTCAACACAGACGTAACAGCAAACACTCTGACCCTATTGGCCAATCTGCTGAAGGTCGGCACCAGCGTTGCGCCTAGTGGCAACGTCATATTGATCTTGCGAATCATGTTCGGTGTTAGTGTCACGCTCAGCGCCCGCGTGAGGACAACGCGGCGCACCCACGCAGGCGCGAGCGTGACGGTTGCGGCGAACTGACGCGCTTGCTGCTTGAGCGGCGCCATAGCTGCTGTGAACGTGATCGTGAGCGGCAGCGCCACACCCTTGCTCTTGGCGTTTGCCATTGTCACCGTGTCAGTCACAGTCAGCGCCATTGCACGGAAGAACTTCACAACTCGCGCTATCGTCGGTGTAAGCGTGATCGTCAGCGGGAAGCTGCGGAAGAACTTCGCTAGACGAGTCATCACCGGAGTCAGCGTACTAGTCACAGCAAACGCTCTAGGAGCGATCATCGTTCTGACCATCGTCACAGTAGCTGTCACGGTCGCTGCCAACGGAACCAGATGTGGACCGATGATCGGCAAATCAGCCATCGACACGGCAAACAGAGGACTGGCAGTAAGCTCTCCGGCATCCCAGTTGTCCATCAGGTCGTTGCCGTAGAACACCAAGCCCGGCGATCCTCCTGCGATAGCTGAGTCCGTCTGCGTGATCACGGCTGTACCGTTCAACTTCACGGTGAGCGTAGTACCGGAAGCTTCAATCCTCACTACATCACCAGAATTCAGAGCACCAGGCAGATTGTAGTTGCTTCCGATCTGCGTGTAGGCGTTTGAGATCTTCTTGTACAGCGCCAGCACATAGGTGCTACCGTTGTAATAAATGACGGTGTAGTCATTCTGCCCTGTTGCATCAGCGCGGACAACCGGACCTTGCCAGTTGCCCGAGATGATAGCACCCAGCACCTGAACCTCTGAATACTGATCGTTTCCGAATGTGTTAGCTGACCAGTAAGCACCACCAGCATCCGGCGAGGCGTTGCCGCCACCCTTGACCTCATTCGATGCAATGTGCGGGGGCAGTGAGCCCCAGGTTGTCCAGTTGCTACCCATCGCACCATTGGCACGGTTGAAGTTGTCAGACGCTGTGACAGGCACAGAAGCATAATTGAATGCTCTGAAGAAGGTGGCCACCCGCGACATCGCTGAAGAGAGGGTAGCAACAACAGCGAGCGGGGTGGCCATGATGATAGTTTTGAGCATAGCAGGCGTCAGCGTTGCTGTCACAGCCATCGTCCGCTTAGCCAGCGCAGTTCGCACCATCGCCACGGTGTCCGTCATCGTGACGGGGAAACTAACGAAGCGTGATTTGAGGTTCACCATCGTTGCTGTGAGCGTAGCAGTCACAGCCATCGCACGCGGGTACAGCACGACCCTCGCCATCGCGGGAGAGGTAGTCATGACGACGGCGAGGGCACGTGCGTACTTCGCGAGTCTGACCATAGTTGGGGAGGCAACCATGGTGACAGCGAAGCTTCTGGGGTACGTCGCCAACCTGGACATCGCTACGGTGTCCGTCATCGTCACGGCCAATGCACGGAAATACTTTTGAGCCGTCGTCATCGCCGTCGTGAGCGTGGCTGTGACCGCTAGAGTGCGCGGGTACGTTTTCGCAGCACTCATGGCGGCAGTCAGGGTCGCCGTGACGGTGGTGAAGGGACGATAGTAGAGAACGCCACGCCCCATCGCTACTGTGGCCGTCAGCCCCACCGGCAGCGTACGAGCTAAATAGGCCGTCCGCGCTAGCGTGGGCGTGAGCGTGGCTGTGACGGGCTCAGCGCGGTAGTAGATGACGGCCAGAGACATCGCCGGTGCAGCTGTCATCACGACATCAAGCTGCTCCGGTGTGATGTTGGCTGTTACAGGGACAGAGAGCGGCTGCCTGCTAATCCAGAACGGCCACCGACTCTGAGGATTGAGCGGAGCATTACCAGTCGGCGGACCTTGGCGAGAGCCAGGGTTGTTGTCGATCCGGTTGCCCCAGTTAGGCATTTAGTTCCAGTCCATCATGTGCACTTGCTGCAGCGTCATCGTCGGGAAGTTGGCTGAGAAGGTCACACCAAACCACAGGCCGCCACCGTTCGCGCCGGCAGCGATCGTCGAGTCAAACGAGACTGCTGTAGCGCCGGTGCCCCACAGCCAGCTAGTCACCGCACCACCCACTGCCGAGTTGGCTACTGCCCTGCACGTGGCGATCGCCGTCGAGTTTGCACCCGGCAGACCGATGCTACGTATTGTAACGTCTCCGACGATGTGGAACTGACCGTTCGTCAGAGACGCTGTGAGCGTTTGCGCCGCTGAAGCACCCAGTGACGGCGACGTATTGGCGTTGCCGATACGCGGCGTCAACGTCAGCGTGCCTGATGTGGCTACCGACGTGAAGACACCAGCCAGCACAAAGCGGTAGGCTTGCGGCGCTAGGATGCCGTTGATCGGGAGTGGCGTGTAGACCGGAATATGCGCCGCCGGGATCAGCCCCTGCTCGGTCGCCGACAGAGTCAACGCTGTTTCAGACACGGGCAGCGGATAGGCGGCCAACGCACCGTAGGTTCCCTCTGCCGCCATCGGTGCGTCTGATCCACGGATCCGCCCGTTGATGAGGCGCCATCCTTTGCGCTCGTGCTTGATCAACCAAGCAAGCTCTTCATCCCTGACTTTCAGATCGTCTTTGCTCATCGGCTCAGTGTCCCAGATGGTCGCACCGGCCGTACTATCCCATCTCCACATGCGTCCTCCTAGCAGCCGATTGGCATACGATGCGGTTGAAATGCGGGTGCTACTGTAGGCGGTGGTCCTGCGCCGCCAGCGCCGATCGCCATGAATCCGAACTGGCGGGCGACGGCATCCGTTACGTCCCAGTTGAGCGTGAATCCGGGTGTTGTGTCCATCGACACGAACTTGGCTGTTTGCAGAATTGCACTCGACGAGTCGTTGTCTCCCCACAACACATGCCCGTCTGTCCACCGGTAGGCGTTGCCGTGGGCGTTGTCGGTCACGCCGATCGCACCCTGCGTTGTGGCGTCCATCGCGGCCACGCCGGTGCCGAGATAGGCGGTGTCGGCGGTGGTACCGGCAATCTTGTCAGCACTTCCGAGCAAAACCACATTTGGCTGGAAGTTGGTTGCCTGCTGTTTGTTGCCTGTCGACGTTCCGGCGCTGCCGGTACCGACCTGGAAAGAGGCACCTTTCAAGCACAAGCCGAAGATCGAGTCAGTGAAGCCGGACGCACCCGATGCGAAGTTAAGCGTGAAGCCGCCCGAGTCCATCGAGACGAACGTCGCCGATCCGTGTTCAACGCCGCCGATGTAGTTCGTGAAGGCACGGTCAGCACGGGCGATCCGTCCGATCGAGCCGCCGTAGTTCGACGACCAGCAGAACTGATTGCCGAGCTTGTCCATGAATCCGATACCGTTGCCGTGCGTTGCTGAACCGCCTATCAAGATTACCGCATCAGGCTGGAAGCCTGCGCCGGTAAACGCGACGTTACCTGCTGATCCTGGTTCGTTCGCGGAGATTAGCTTTGCGTTCGTTATGTCGCCGCCGAACAGTACGACCCAGTAGTCCCAACCGGCACCGGTGTAGACGCTGCCCCAGTTGATCGTAATCCCGTCGGTGATCGCAGCGATAGAGTTGGACTGCAGCGTACCAAGTGAACCGACGACGAACGTGATCCGAGCACTATCGATGTCGCCGTCACCGGACGAGAAGTTGTCCTGGTTGCGTACCGATGCCGTGTTCGTGAAATCGGTCAGCGCGAACCACCAGGGCATATCGTTGTTCGCGCCGCCGATCGTTGACTTGCCGTCAGCGTTCGAGTTGTTGCGGCCGTTCCCGAACAGCAGCGCGCCGACCGGCGTGCCGAATCCCGACTTCGTGACGTTCTGCGACGTGATCGAAGTTGGGGTAATGAACGGTACGACAGCGGCCGGTAGAGCCATCTATGACGGATCGAGCGTGAACGTGTACTGGATCTGATCGCCGATGGCCAACACGACGCCTGTGTGGTCACCGTGAATGACGAGCGTACCTGCCGATGTAGCCGTGAGGCAGCCTGCGTTGGTGATTGTCTGCGCTGAGGCGGACGTCATCGTGCCGACGTTCTGGAACTTCGCTGTTGAGCCGGAGCCGGTCTTCGTGACCGTTCCGGACACACGTGCTTCCGCTGCCTCTGTAAACAGCGTCGTGTCTCCCTTGGCTGACGTGCCAGCGCCTGTACCCCAGCCGATGTACTGAGGTACGGTCTGAACAGTCTCAGTCAGCTTGTCGACGACGTACTCTTCGCCAGCGTTCGTGAGCACGACAGCCATCAGTCATTCCCCCTTCCCTCAGCCTCAGGGTCTTCCTTCAGAGTGCGAAGGATGGGTGACCCGTGCTCTGTCTGATTGTCTGCGATCTTGTCCTGTGCCCAACCGGACAGGCAGTCGTAGTTGTGCAAATAGACCAGATCGCCGGCACCCTTCTTGTAGCCCATGTAGTACGTTGTGGTGTCCCCGTCGAGCTCGTCTGACACAACTGTGAGGTCTCGCCCAAGGCTGACGATGTTTCCTTCGTCGTCCGTCTCAGCGTCGACAAGCGCAGTGTTCATGGTCTCGATGACCGCACGCTGCGGCTTGACCACGGCGAGCAGATGTGGATTGACCAGGCTGAGGTCTTCACCGCATCCGTCGCACTTCACAGTGGTCACGAAATCGGCAGGATTCTGGACGGCGTCGTCAGCCATCATCCCTCCTGTTGAACGGCGAACTTAACTTCCGGCTCCTCATGGTAGAGGATCGGCATGTTGTGGATGTCACAGAACATGTGCACGCTGGGATCATGCCCTTCATTGACGAGGGCAATCATCTTCAGCTGATTCACCTGGCAGCCGCACACGTACATACCGCTGAAGCGGCGTACTTTGTACGTACCTCTGCCACGCAGCGGAGGGGCTACCTGCTGCAACCCTGCGCTGGTCTTGATGACTTGCTTCTTCCCGAAAAGTCTCATACCTCTCCCTTGCTGTCCTGGGGATGAGAGCGATAAGCGACCTTACCGCCCTCACCCCAGGCTTGTGGGCTACGCCTGAGCCGCAGCCGCCAGCTTCGCTTCCAGATGATCGACGACACCCTTGCGGGGATCGTTGCCGGTTGCGATGTTCTCGGCGTCGAGGACCTTGTTGATGCTGTCCTCGTCGTCACCGGCCAACGCCACCGTGTCGGAGACATTGAGCCGGTTCTCCTTGATGTAGTCCGCCATCTCTTCGGTGGACATGCTGCTGGCGTCACCGTGCTCGCCCTCAGCAGCCAGCACCGGCGTCACACCAGTGCCGTGCGTGCCCAGGTTGGCCAGGTGATCAGCGAGCGGTCCCTTGTACGTGCCGTTGATGATGTCGTCTGCCTCTTCATCGGTGAAGAAAGCGTCGAACTCTTCACCGCGCTGAAGGCTTGCCTCATCGTTGATCTCGACACGCTCACCAAAGTGACTGATCCTCTCGGTGCGAACCTCAGTGCCAGGCTCCACCGGAGAGTCCACGTTCTCGAACCAGGTGAAGAGACGAACCTTGATGATCTTCTCGTTCTCACCAAGCGGCTCGACCTCGTCGACCTCCTGGGTCTCTTCGTCAGCCATGTCTCGCCTCCCTTCCTAGGTCAGACCTGTGAACTTGAGGACAGCGTACTGGTTGTTCGCGTACATCAGCGGGCGGACAGACGACTGGATCCACGTCTGCTGCTTGCCGTTGGGATCACGCCAGGTCTCGGTCGACAGCGGCTGCTCGACACGCATCTCGCCAACCTGCCCCTCAGCAAGCGCGTACGCGTTGCCGGCGGCGATGCGGTTGGTAACGAAGATGTCGATATCGTAGCTGTCAAGAAGTGCGCCCAGCTTGTCCCCATAGATCCCCTCCAGGTTGAACATTTCGTTCGGGTTGAGGATCCACAGGTTGTAGTCCATGCCCATCTCTTCCTGCTCAGCTACGAGGTCCGCCTTGGCGAAGTCACGTGCCGGGAAGAGAGGCCAGTTGCTACCTGCAGCGTACGTGGTGTTGACTGAACCCCACGACACCCCCACAACGTTGCGGGAGTTTGCGGTGATCCATGCCTCCAGCGTCTGCACTCCGCGCTGGTTGATCTTGCGGACGATCGTGTTCGCCAGCTGACGCATCGCACGCGTGAACTGGGTGACCTCGTTGCGGTCGCGAGCTTCGTCTGTGAAGTAGAACTTACCGCCCCACTTCTCGACGATTGCGGCCTGCGGAGCGCGACGGCTGAACGAGATGATCGGGAACTCAGATCCCGGCTCAACGCGCTCGATGTCACGGTCAGCATAGAGGTCCGGGTACACGACGAGGTCATAGATGACCGCGCCGCCCGTGACGCCTCCCGCTGACGTGAACGCGCGATCCACGAAGAACCGCTGCCGCGTCAGGTCGAGCACCATTGGCGTCAGAACCCGAGTAGGGTTTTGAAGCGCGATGTCGATGGAGAACGTCGTGCCCGAGATGGTCGGCGGTGCCAGCGGGTTCACGACCGCACCAGGGTTCGGTGCGGCAGCCACGAAGCCATCAGCAGACTTCAGCCCGGCAGCACGTGCCGCCATGCGAAGGAGTTCCGGGTCTGCATGACCAGCCCTGACGCACTCCAGCAGCGTCTCGGTATCGACACAGACGCGAGGTCCGTGGTCGATCTGTAGCATTTCCCATCCCTCCTTTCTAGTTGTTGAACGGGTAGAGCTCGACCTCGACATCCGTACCGGCAGCGCCGGCAGCCGAGTGAGCGATTCCGACCTTCTTGCCCGCTGCGAACGGGACAACTCGGCCGTTGACGTCGACCTGGAGCTCTGCGCCAACCGTGATGGCAGCACCCGAGGTCACGGGCAGAAACGTACCTGCGCCGCGTGTGATTGGCACCTTCGCACCTGAAGCTGCGTCCCAGTTGGCGACACCACCAACTGCACCACCAGCCGTCGGCGCGGCAGGGCACAGGATGTTGGAACCGTCACCAACAGGCAGAGGATCGGCGGCCAGGCCACCGAGACCGCCGGACTGACGTGACGTGAGCGGACCCACGAAAGTCTTTCCGGTGATCGCGTAGCCTGCATGCACCGTGATCTTCTGGGTGTACGCGGCTTCCTTGGTCGGGATGCACTCGTTGTTCATCCCTTACCTCCTACCGCGCGTGGCGCGCATCTGTGGAGATGCGCGATCGACGGGAGAAATCCTCAGCGTTCTGCTGTCGGATTTCCGGGAAGAGCTGCTCTGACCAGCTGGTGACGAGATCCTCGTCAGCCTCCAGAGAAGCTGCGATGTCGGGCGCATGCCCGTGCCCGCGCTCGACCACCGGAACCAGACCCGTCTCCAGCGATGCGAGCACCTGAGAGGCACCCGGATCTGCTTTCAACGCGTTCAGCCAGTGCTCTTTGCGAGCCGGTGCGACACGCCCGTCCGCGATGGCTGCAGACACGAGCGATTCGCGGGTGTTGCTGTCCTGCTGCTCTTTCAGCTGCGTCGCCGTGGCGGCACCAGCCTTCAGAGCGTCGAGCGTGGCCTGGTCGATGAGGACCGTGCCAGGCGGAAGGTTGGAGGCTGCGACCGTAGTCACAACACTCTCAGTCTCCTCCTCGTCATCGCCCTCGTCGCCCTCGTCGCCGTCGTCGTCATCGTCTTCGGTGGTCTCGGCCACCGGGTTGACAACAGCATTGAGCTCGCGGAGGGCTGCCTTGACCTGCTCGTCGGACGCATCCTCGGGCAGGCCCAGACGGGTACGGATCGCTTTCGCGTCCATCGTACCTCCTGTGGCTTCTGGTTCCGGGCTACTTTCTGCCCGAGTGGACCAGCTGGCTAGGACCTGACGGCCGATAGCCAGCGTTGCTGCGACGTGCGATGCTGCAGCCTTGAGCGATTCCCGGTTGTCCGGGATGTAGTCGATGCGAACAGGCTGTGCCTCACCGAAGGTCACAGCACCGTCGTCATCGCTACTGTAGGACAGCTTGAACAGCTGACCTGACTCGTCGTCCTCGACGACAAGCTCATTCGGGTCAGTCATCACAGCCCTGACCCACCACCACTGCGTCTCATCAGTTGCGATGTCCTGATAAAACGCACGGCGTACGTCATCGAGGTTCGCCGAGGCGTTCACTCTCATTGAATCACCCCCAGGTTGACTAGCCGCGACGTTGTCGATGACGCGTACGCCAGCGGGCACTTGCTCCCCAAACATATCACCCAGCGCGGGGAGGTCTTCCAGTTGGGTAATGCCCGGCCAGACTACACCGAGCAGGGAGCAGGCAGAGATGACGAAGCGCCACTTCTTGCCTGCGTGGCTGTCAGCGTTACGGAAGCCCTCAATGCTGCGTCCCGGATACGCTGTGGCCATCACATCAGCGAGCCACTTGGGCACGCCGACTAGGTCACCGTACACGACCATCCCGTTATCTGACAACCGTAGGTTGATAGCCTTACCGAAAGACGGGCTACCGTCGTATTTGCGCATGTCGTTGTAGCGGGGGTCAACGTGACCAAGTTTGATTCTTGCCGCCGGCACGGACGGATCTTCATTGGCAGCGGTGACAGCGTCTGCCAGATCTTCCGGCGTAAAGGTGGTGGGGCCGTTGCTGAGGTTGTACTCAACGCCTGCCTCAAGCAGAGGCACATTCGGCACAGTGACGAGGCTAACCGTCAAGATACTCCTCCAGAATGTCTTCAGGACTACGGCTGGCACGCACCTGAGGCTGAGCGCCCGGTGCGGGCTTCGCAACTTGCGGACCACCCTTCGGAACAGGCGGCTCCATGTTCGGGTTCGTCAACGCCTGCTGCTCAGTCGGCTGACGCGGACCTGCAGGCGTCACGATCTCGGGACGCGGACCCTTGCGCTTCGGCAGCAGATAGCGGTAGCGCACCATGTTCTCCAGATCGTCGTCCATGATCAGGACGCCACGCTGTACCAGTAGCGCAAGATCGTCAACACCCAGAGCATCCTCAGACGTGCGCTCCCAGATCAGGCGCGGTGCCTGAGTCACGTCCTCACCGTAGTTCCAGTCAACGATGTCCTCGATGACGTGCTCGGTCATCGTATCACAGTACCACTGGGCGATGTGACGCTGACCAACGAGGAAGAAGTCCTCAAAGGTCTCGCCCAGGGCGTAGCTCCCGACATGCTGACCGCCCTGGGCAAGATTGACGAGCTGAAGCAGGAACCGTCGGGCCATGCTCTCATCGAGACGCTTGAGGCTACGGTCGATGTCGCTCTGCATCCCTTTGGCGATGTTGAGCGATGTACCGTACGGCAGCGCCATGCCGCTTGCCTCTCCGATACGGAAGTTCTGCATCATCTGATCGAGACTTGTCATCTCGTCAGTCGTCATCCCTTGAGCGCCAGTGGCGTAAGGGACGCCGCCGGCACGCTCATGATTGATTGTTTCAATCCTCAGGTCACGGTCCTTAATCAGCCAGTCACGGTAACAGTCGCGCATCATGCTGCGTCCTGACCATGACATGCCTTCCTGCTGGAAGATGAAGCCGACCAGATTGTCCACAGGGATCTCAGGGCCATACGGCGTGTTACTAGGAGCATTGCTGTATAGGTTCCAACCAACAGGCTGCCACTGACAGATGCTCACCAGCGCACCGTCAGGCGCCACGTTGATCTGCCGGATCGTCTGGGGCATGCGCGGCGCGAGCTTCCGCAGCCGCCATTTGCCGTCAACGATCTCTCCCACCTGCTCGAAGTACATGTGACCGTACACAGCCGCCAGCATCGCCTGCAGGATGAACTTGCCGTGGCTGAAACGGTTCTTCATGCGTCCTAGTGGCTTGTCTTGCTCGCCCAGGATGGGGATATTGAGGTCTTCGCTGATCTCCTGGGCGATTGACCTATCAGCGCCGTTCGGATCGATGACGTACCGCAGCTGGCTGATCCCCCACATGACAGCAGTCAGGAGACCAGCCAGCTGAGAATCCGTACGCATCTGGTCGTACAATCGTACGTTGTTCGGCCAGCGTAGCTCGGGGACGTACTCCCATTCGTCGACGAACATCCGCCAGGGACCGCTGCCCGCACCGAGCGGAGAAAGCGGAGACCCTACAACACCGTAGCCTCCCAGACCGAGATCAGGGACACCAAGCTCGCGCGTAGGTGCGCGCGCACCGTAATCGGTAGTTGTACGCGGACGTCCGACGCGAGCCATTAGATCGTCGCCACCGCATTCTCGAGAGCTTCACGCTGGTGAGGACCCAGCGCATCCAGATTGTGGCTGCCCTCGATTTCGAGATCTGCGAGGATCTCGTCTGCTGTGATGTCGCCGATGTGCGGCAGGGCGACCAGGGCACGCTTGATGTTCATGTGCCCCAACTGATGGTGCTCTGTCTCGGCGTCCACCTGCGCGAACAGGCCGGTTAGATCGAGCGAACCGTCCTTCAGAGACGCTTCTGCTGCGTCCCTCGCCTCGCCGGCAGCTACGTTGGCTGCGTTGCCTGCGGCCGGATCGGGAGGAGGTAGGTTGGACATGTTGCTCCTTTCAGTGCGGGATCTCGATCGCTGTGCACGCTTCACCCTGCTGACTCAGGAGCGTGGCGATGTCTTCCCACTTGACCTTGAAGTAGCCCTTGAGTGCCCAAGCAGCGCCCCAGCTGTTCAGACACCAGGCGTGATCTTCCGACATAAGGTCTCCGATGATGCCCCAACAGTGGCCGCCCACCACAGAACCGGAGACATTGAGGACACCGTCAGCCCCAGGATTGAACATGTTCTGGAGCCAGTTGGTGCCCATGACGGCCGGACCCTGCGTCTGAACCCACTTCCGCAGAGTGTCGACCGTGTACGTGAACGCGTAGTTGTTCAGGCGACCTTTCTGCTGCATCGCCTTGGCACCGCCGCGCACCGATGCTCCCTGCTGACCGCCACCGGGTGCACGGGGATCATCCGGCGAGCCGTCGTTGATGGTAGCCTGGTAGTAGATGTCCAACGCGTCGTTGTGGGTGAACGTGTCGTCGATGGGCTCCGTGTTGCCCCACTGCGCCCAACCGTGTCCTACACAAGTTCCCTGCTGGCCCTGATCCAGCACAGGCTGCTTGTCAACCCACTGCACATCACCGCTGGGCGTCGGCTGAGGGCTTGGTGTCGGTGGCGCCGGGATCGTCAGAAGCCTGACCTGAGCCAGCTTCGCCCAGTTCTTCACGGATGCCGCTGCGTTCTTGTCGTTGAGCATTCTGTTCAGCGCGGTCTGCAGAGGGTCCGTGACACCCTCTTCCAAAAAGTCCTCCAGCTTCCAGTCGCGAGCGTCCGGAATGTAGACGCGACCTAGACCGCCAGGCGGTGCCTGTTCGTCAGCCACTACTGACCTCCGCCTGTCTTCGGCGCTGACGGCATCTTCTCCATGCCGCCCACGCTGAACTTGCCGCCCTTGCCCTTGGACTTGAGCATGCTCTTGCCTTTCTTCTTAGCCACTTGTCGTCGCCCTCCCTGAGTTTGTTACCTGATAGACGAGACCCGTTGCTGTGATTGCTGCTACAAACGCAATCAGCCACTCGGCCTGGGTGATGTGGTTGTCATCGAGCGCCACCACTAGCGATGCTATGCCGGCAGACAAGAACGCAAGAACGGCCTTGATAGCAGGTGCGGCAGGGCCATTCTCAGCGAACCAAACGAGACCGCCCGAGCCGAGAACGGTGGCGATGGCGATCAACCAGTGCTTGGCGTCGAGATCGCCGATGGTGTTGCCGGGAGGTCCGAGAGCGGTGATCAGCGCGCCTGCGGCCGACACGATGATTGCAACTACAGCTTTGAGACTGTTCATGTTCCTCCTACCCGGATGAAGTGCGTAACCCAGTTTGTATACCTCAGGTTACGCGCTACCATGCCGCCATTGGGATCGACAGACCCGATCTTACTGGTGTTGCCTCCTACTGCGTAGAACGAACTGCCTTGCTCCACCCAGTTCTCGAACATCTCAATGTGCTCGTTTGGGCCCTCATTTGTCGTATAGCTCACAGCATCACCTGGCTCCGGATACCGTGTAAGTGCCAAATGCCAAGCCCCGTAACGAGCAACATCAACCAACGCTGGTACGTATGACCATCGCGATCCGCGTGCCCAGCCAGTCACGCCCGCGTGTACATACCAGTATGTACAGGCCATAGCGCACCAGGGCTGGTAATTGAGACCATACCACTGGCCGTACATGTTGTTGTTTGAGTCAGGCGGCGACTCATGAATGCCTTTGATCGCATCCTGAAGCGCCATATTCAACGCCTCTTGCTTGCCTGTCTTGCGTATCGCAGCGATGCGAGCTTCACGGCGGTTGCGGTAATCCGTCGGCAGCGGTGCCCAGCCCTTGTGTTCCATGCCCAGCAGATAGCTGTACAGCTGCTGACCGAACTTGTTGTCGATTCCATTTGTCGGGTATCCGAGCCAGTATTTGGCCCGGCGTGCCGCTCCTGCGCTCTGAGCTCCCCAGGCACCATCCGCTACGCCAGGATGGTAGTTCTGGCCATGACGGTTCGTCGTCAAGAGATACTGAGCATCCTTCACACGCGCTGTACGCTCAGGCGGAGTCGTCAGACGCAGCGGCTTGGTGAACTCAGCCATTACATCACCTTGTCCATTAGGTCGCCTGTGATTGAAGCGTGCATGTCAGACTCCCTGATGGGGATGTTTGCCGCTGCCACCGTACTCATGATGGCTGCATCAGCGTGGTTCGGTGAAGGCAGACCACGATCAATCATGTCCTCCTTCGTCTCCACATAGATGCGCCCAGCTGAGTCGATGCCCCATTTGATGCTGCCTAGCTCTGCAGCTAGCTTCTCATCCTTGGGATCGAGGTCGATCAAGTTCCCTTCCATCAACTCGCGGAACGTCCACCAGACCTCAGACCTGCGGTTCTTGAACTTGGCAGGATTGATAGCACGCTGCGATCCCTGGTAGGCTGCGACGTTGTAGCCTTGCTCGCGTAGGCGGTCGTACACACCGGCACCGACACCGATGATGTCAATGTTGGCCGGTAGCCGCTTGGTGGGTGTACGCTGAAGGATGCGCGCCATGCGGCCTGCTGACTGCATCGTGTCGGTCTTGCCCCACACATCAATTAGCCGCACCTGCCCGCCACGATTGCGGTAGACGACAGACTTGTCAGCGCCCATGCGCGCCACGTCCATCCCGTACCTGCCGTCAGCAAACCCAGACAACTCAAGCTGGAAGCACTGCTCAATGAGCGCTGGGCTGATCAGGTACTCGTCAGAGACATCCGGGAACTCACCATCAACTTTTGCCGTCCAGATAGGTGATCCCTCACCCCAGTCCTTGCGGCGATCATCCACCCACAGCTGGCTGACCAAGCCCTCAGCGACCTCTTGCGGCACTTCTTCACCCGTGAAGTTGGGCGTGTCCCAGACACTGATCTTGATGACGTGCCAGCCTGAACCGGGCTTGCAGATGGAGGCGAACCGTGAGTTAGGATCGTCAGGGTTGCCGATGGCCAGGATGCGTGAGTTCTCGTTTGTCGCCAGCGACAGCACAGAGTTCCACAGGGACTCAGGGATGCCGCATGCTTCGTCAAGGATTGCCATGAAGTAGCGTGCGTGAATTCCTTGGAAGGTGTCCTCGTCATAGTCCGCTGGCTTGCGGCCGATGGCGATGAGCTCTTCAGACTTGTCGGCACGTCGCGTGCCTGGCAGACCGGCATGCCACTGGCAGTCCAGCGTGATGCGGCCCATCAGGTTGCCTTCGTTATGGCGGCGGCGCAACTCGCGCCACAGGATCGCTTCTACCTGAGACCAACTCGGGGCGGTGGTCACCAGAAACGCCTGCGTCAATGGATGGGACTCCAACCACCATGCTCCCGCACAAGAGGCCGTGAAACTCTTGCCGGGACCGTGGCAAGATTGCACCGCCACCATCCTGTAATCTCGGATTGCCTCCAAGATCTCTTTTTGCTTGGACCATAGGAACCTGCGCAACTTGTGCGTCACCCACAACACAGGATCGCTGCTGTATGGATTCGGCGGCGGCTGTAGCCGCGCCAGCGCAGCTTCAATTGTGCCGGCAGGGAGCTCGTTCTTGTGAGGAATCTTCAGGCTCAAGCAGCAGGCTCCAGGGCGGGAAGATCCTGACGTCCTGGCCCGGCATCGAGCGCAAGCAATCTGTTGCGCACGAATTGAGGTGCACGTGAGCGTCCCTCTTCGCTCAGGTGCGGCCACAGGTCATCCAGCAAACCCTGGGTGTAGGCAGCCAGCAGCTGCCCATATGTCTCAGCCAACTTCACCGCACGGTCGGCAATGCCGAGACTGATCGCAATCTGTGAGAACTTGACAAGATCGGCCATTGCCTTCTGACGCTCACGTGCGTACAGATGGAACTGCTTGCCGAGCATCGTGTTCTCAATGAACTCTTCAGGCTTGAGCTCCGCCATGCGATCGCTCAGCCACTTCACCTCACCGGCACGAACCTTGATGCACCAGAGCAGCGCATCGAGCGGATTGATCTCCATCGGCGTGCCGAACAGCTTGCGGTACTCATCACCCGCAGCGTTCAGGACGTGAGTCGGAGTGCTTCCGCCGTGCAGCTTGCACTTGCCGTGACCGTAGTGGTCTGTGCCCCAGCCGGCACCCAACATGCAGACGCCTCCGGATCTCTTCTTGGCGCCGCAAAGTGCACTCTTCTCCTGCTTGTCCCAGATCTTCTGCTTCTCCTTGGTCTTCCAGTAGCCTTTGCTACCGATGCCGCTCTTGGAATCCTGTGGGCGCCTATGCCCATTGCGCTGGCGAGGTTGCATCAGTACGGTCTCTCAAACCAGCGGCTGACAACGGTGGGCGGGAGATTGTCTGGGTCGCGACGTGAGTCTGTGAACAACCGTGGCTCACCGTCCCAGGTGAACTGGAAGTGACCGAACGCCGATGGCATTTGTCCAACGCCTAGCGCAACCGGCTGCCAGGTGATGTCACTTGAGGGCAGACAATCATTGAAGCGGGGATCAATGGCTCTGTTGGGAGTCAAGATCCCCACCCCAATGTGGCCGCCATTACAGCGGCATTGTCATCTTGCATCCCCTCCTGCTGACACATCAGCATCGCGGAGGTGAGTATATACCCCGGACTCGGTCCGCATCGCGCCCTCGCGCGCGCGTACGCCTCACGCGCGCGTACGCGAGCGCAGCGAAATCTGGTAACCCTTCAGGAACAGCGCCATGTGCCGAAAGGCGCTGCGCTCGTGCTCGCGACCCTTCACCCACAAGTCCCACATCTTCAATCTGTCATTCGTGGCATAGGTACTTGCCTGTCCCGCAGGTTGGAGAACAAGCGAGGGGCGGAAGATGCGTTTGCGACCGGGGTGGTCAACTTGCCATTGGTATTGCGTGCCGAGTCTGAATCCTTCAAAGGCCCAGATGATCTGCGTGCTGATCTTTGCGGACTCACCGCCGTAGGACGTGCTGGGGTTGTAGATGAAATCCTCGAACACCGGATAGATGTCTCCAGGATCGAGGCAGCTGCGGACGCAGGCTCGGAAGAAGCTCTGCCAGAGTTGAGCTATCTCATTCACCTGCGTCCGCGCGTCACCATTCACGGTGGTGCTGCCCGCGTTCTGCCGCTCACGTAGAGCCCGCTCAGTGTCAACCGAAGGGTTCAGGATTGCCCAGGCGACGCCGGAATGGCCGCCTGGGTCGCAGCAGAACACTCCTATGTTCACTTGGCAATCCTAGCCACGACGTAGATCACGACCAGCCAGAACAGGATCAGCCACAGCCAGACTGCCAATGGTGACATGTTACTTGGTTCCCTTTGTGGAGTAGATGCTGCCGTTACCGCCGGCAGTCCTGACAACACGGATGCCTCTCACTTGCGCTTCCTCCTCCCTGTCTTGCGCCACTTGCGTGCATTGAGCGCGAACGTTGCTCGCTTGCGTGTGGTGGGGTTCTTGCTCTTCTTCATGGCACGCAGCTTGCTAGCCGGGATCGGCTTGCCCTTCTTGGCTCCGGCTGCCCGACGTAACTTGCCGCGATTCGCTTTCTTGATTTTGATCTTGGGTCTGCCTCTGCGACGTGCCAACGTCTACCTCCGATGCCTCTGCGATGCGCTCAAGTGCATCAACGATGCGATCTAGCCTCGTGAAGAACAAGTTGATTGCATCACGCACCCAGTCGATCATTTCCGCTTTGCTCGTTTGGGTAGCTTGCCCTTGTTGTTGAAGTGATGTTTCTTGGCCCATGCCTTCCCTTTGACTCCATAGGCCCACCGCCGCTGTGCCTGTGAACGCGCGGGCATCTACCAGGAACGGATGGTGATGCGTCGTGTCACTAGTTGTTGCCTGGGTACTCGTCGACGCGCGGTGAGTTGCTGTCCCAGGTCTGCTCTTCGGGTGTGTCCGGAAGGAATGCGGGACGGCGACGCTGCGACAGGGTGATGTCTGAGCCGCGCAAGTTCGTCACACCCTGCACCCTGTTGGTCTGGCGCGTCGGCTTGGCGTTGTAGCGTCCGGACGGCCTGGTCAGTTTGAACAAGACAGTTCTCCTTTCACCACTTGACTCGTGCCCGCAGCTGTGCGAGCGTGAAGATGGGTATCGGAAGCGTAGCGCCTAGCGCGTTGAACTCGGTGGCACCCCAGTTCATCACGCCGAGGCAGGCTCTGCCAGAGTAGTAGTTGCGCAGATAGACCTCACTGGTGACACTTGCCCAGCGCTTCCATCCGCCCTCGGTGTAGATGCCGAGCGCTGCCGCGAAGTTGTGGTCGGGATCGTACAGATCTTCCTCACGTGCTGTACCGATCGCTGACTTGGGGATGTTGATCTGCATCATGCCGCAGTCCCGCGACAAGGTGTTACCTTGCGCGTCGAGGTTGTCGTTGTATGCGCGGTCGTAGCCCTGACTCTCAGCAAGGCAGACAGCAACAGCAGTGAACAGATCGGTCGCAAGCATGAAGCCGTGTGACGCAGCCAACTCAGCGATCTCGCGCGGCTGGTGCTGCTTGCCCTTCAGATAGCCCTGGCTGTTCTGCTCGTAGTTGCTGGACGCCCAGGCCAGCTCATCCAGCGCAGGATTGGTAGGATCTGTGATGGTCAGATCATGTTCGTCAGCAAGATTTGTGATCAATGTGCGCCTCCGTGGTAGGTTCTAATTCTGACAGTACCATCGTTCAACACCTACGCCGCCGCACGCTGGGCAGCGGACCTCCTCAACAAGCAGGCCGATCGGCGTGATCTGCCCAATGCCGATGGTGCCCTGGCCCAGACAGACGCCGCAGAGGTCTGGATAGTGCTCAATGTACCACCACAGCGTCTCAACGTCGACACACAGCTTGATGGCGCCTGGGATGGACATCCGCCGCAGGTTCCAGGCTTTCAACGTCTCGCGCTCTGGCATCAGTCGTCCCGGCGTGCCGCATAGAAGATGAGGACGACGGCTGCGGCGATACAACCCGTGACAAGTCCGGCGACGATCGGGTAGATAATTTGTTCGCGCATTTAGGCTCTGGCTCCTCTCTGGCGCAGGTGAGTATACCCGGTGCAAAATTGAAAGTAAAATGGGGTCGGCGTGCATGGGGTTTCAAGTGCTTGCTGGAATGGAGAATGCGTTCAATCGGATGTTGCCGCGTAGCGGCCCGCGCATGCGTACGCGCCTACGTCTGAGCGCGTGCAGGGCGTACGGATCCGCGCGCGTACGTCGCGAGGCACCCTGCTCCGGTGAGTGACTCACGCGTAAGCGCGTACGCGTACGCTCGCGAAAGATCTTAAAACCTAAATAACAAGATATTGAATTGTAGTTTTGTTTTGCCTTGATCTCCCGAGCGTACGTACGCGCGATCCTGAAGAATCGCATTTAGAGCGAAAATCTGTGCCGTGCGTACGCTCGATCGCGTATACGCGCGTACGAGGGATTGAACATATGTTGTTCAAAATGCCAATTCTTGTGAATGGCGGCCGCACCGCACCGGAGTCCCGCAAATTTAGTAATTATGGTGTGAAAACTAGCGCGAACGATTCGTAAAACGATTCGCTTGACGATTTTTCACACGAAATCATTGAACTAGCGCGTTGAAGGCCAATTGTATGCGCGGAGAATTGCGGCTTCAGGCCCCATTCCCTCACGGCCCTACCCAATCCGTCACCCAGAATGTGGCGATTACCAGGGCTTTTTCAACCCTCACCTCACCAATTACCTCATCACGATTTCGGCGACCGTCACGTTTACCGTTCAGACTACGGCACCCGTTTACCGCGTAGACTACGCGTAGATCGCCGTTTACATCGTCAGCGGATTCTCCAGAACCCCACGATTACCAGGGCTTTTTCGCTGTACGGCGATGATAGGGCTCAACCCAACTTAGGTCTTGGGCCGCGAATCGGTCGCCTTAGGGACCATTCTACGGCCCTTAGCGGCCAATTCTGCAGAATTCCCGCAAATAGCGGGTTTTTCATGATATTCACTCGTATATTACCAGCGAACGGGTGCTGATCGCAGGTACGCTTACGGGGCGTCGCGCCTAGCGCGCGGCGGCGGTTTCGGCGAAGGTTGCTGGGGTCGCGCGGTGACCGGCCTACGGGCTACGGATCCCGCCGAACGGGCGAACCGCGCGCCGCGCGGGGAGAACGGCCGAACGCGAACCGCGCCTAGCGCGCGGGGACCGGGTAGGCGGCTACGGGTAACCGGAACGCGGGTAGTCAAGCACCGCGCCAGGGCGACCCTACGGGCCGTTCCGGGGCGTGATGGGATCGCTAGCCGCGCGGCGCGATCTGACCCAGGGTTAGGTAGGGCGCAACGCCGCGCGCGCCCAACAACGTACGTAGGGCGAGCGTCCGCCACGGATGCGCGCCGCGCGGGTAGCGAACGGGTTCAACCGCACGCTCAGCGAGTAAGCCAGTACGGCCAGGTTTGGCACCCTGGGCACCAAGGAAGCCTGAAAGCTGAGACCGAACCGCAGTACCTACCCAGGACCGGCAGCGCCACGACCGTTAAGCCCACTACGTTGAAACGCCTACCTTCCTTCCTGGCGTAGCGCGCCACCTCACGGTGGTGCCTACGCGCTGCGCACCCCCACGGTACGTAGCGCGTAGGCAAGTCCGCCTACACCGCCATAATGGCACCCCTACAGGGAGGTACTACAGATGACCGTCAAGACCGTCAACTCCGAGGTCACCGTCACCTACAAGACCGCGCGTGGCAAGGACGCCACGTTGACCATCCCGGTCACGCAGGTCACGGAGCTCACCGACGCTCTGCTGGCTGCTCGCAAGGAGGCCTACGCCCACCAGCGCGCTGAGAAGACCGCAGCGCGCGCGGAGGCGCAGGCCCAGCGCGCGGCCAAGAAGCAGGCTCGCACGGCGAAGGCGACCGCTCGCAAGGCTGAGCGCGTTGCCAAGCTGAAGGCACAGCTGGCTGAGCTGGAAGCGTAGCAGCGGGTAGGACCACCACACGGTGGTCCCTCCCGGTGCGAACGTTCAGCACCGTAACACAAACAGGGAGAAAGGCACAGACATGTCAATCTACACGGACACGTCACACGATCACAAGACCTCAATCTGGCTCATGGTCCGCGCAGCGCGCGAACTGGCCAGTGACGGGATCTTGCACGATCCGAGCGACGATCACCTGCTCATCGCCTGCGCTGAGCTGGCTGCGGTCCCCACGGACCTAAGCTTCCTCACGCAGTCCGAGCGGTATGCGATCATCAACGCATACGATCAGGTCGCAAGGGTGCTGCTGTAAGCCGACAAACAGGCTGTAAGTAGCGGCAGCGGATCTACGCTGAAGCTCTGACCAGGCGCGCTAGGTAACGCTCTGTTGCGCTATGCCGATGCCCCGTAAGTCAGACTCGCCAACGATCCGCGTGCCGGTGCTAACACCAACAACCCAGCACCAAAACAGGGAGGTAAGGCAAAGTGACAACTCCGCAAGAGAAGTACGTTGACAAGATCAACGGACTCCTGCGCAAGGCAGAAAGCACCACGCCTGAAGAGGCAGAACTGCTCTATGCCAAAGCAGCAGAGCTCATGGCCAAGTACCAGATTGACGAGGCCATGCTCATGGCCAAAGAACACAAAGCTCGCGGCACGGTTCAGAGTGAGAAGTTCGTGTCCGTAAGCATCTGGCGCTTCCCCATCAACGAGCTCAAGTGGCGCGTAGCCATGGCGATGGGCCTGAAGGTCATCCAGCTGCAGAAAGACATCTGGCGCGAGGTGAACGGCAAGACGTACAAGGAGAACGAGGTCCTGGACATCTTCGGCTTCAATGAAGACATCGAGATGTTCAAGATGCTCATCACCAGCCTCGAGATCCAGATGATGCGCGCTGAGAACACATGGTGGCAGGAGCACGCTCACCTGTACACGAACATCTCGAAGTCAAAGCAGCACAACACACGCAGAGGCTTCATGTTCGCGTTCGCACAGGGTGCTGCCTCCAAGTACACCGAGGTCGGCCGCAAGGCGCAGAAGCAAGCCGAAGCAGAACACGGCTCAGAGAGCGTGGCGCTTGTCCTCAGGGACAAAAGCCTCGAGATCGCAGACGCGTTCAAGTCTGCCTATCCTCATACCAAGAGCACGAGCGACAGGAAGTCACGCGGTGACGCCTACGCACAGAGCGCAGGTTACGTCGCAGGACAGAACGCAGACGTCGGACAGTCCGGTGTCGGCAGCGGTTCGGCAAAGCAGCTCAACGGTTGAGTTGCGGGTAACCTCACCAAACGTGAGGTCTCCCGCAGTTCAAACAACACACAGGGAGGTTAGGCAAATGAACAACGGCATCTCGTTCACGGGAACGTTGACCACGACCACAGAGGTCTGGCTCAACGGACGCAAGTTCATCCCGGCACTGAACGTGAAGCACGAACACCTGCTCACCACGTACCAGTGGGAGCTCCTCGAGATTGCGGAAAAGCCGCTGTACACCGGCGATCCCGGTTGTCACGCCTACACGGACGTGATGAGCCGTGACGACGGTGGTCTGGCTGCCGACATCTGGGAGCAGTGTCGTTGGGGCATCGAAGCGATGCATCCTGACCACGCTACAGACTCAACGTTCGTGCAGCAGATGATCGCTCGGCGCGTTGCTCGTGCGCTGGCGCTCATGTCCTTCGGCGAAGAGTTCCTTCTCCGATGAGCTACCCAGAGTTCGCATCTGAAGACGAAGAGCACTACGCAGCGCTGGCGGACGAGTTCAACGACTTCGCCCACGACGATCAGAACAGGCCAACAACCGACATGTTCGACGATGACGTAGTCGAGGGTGCAAAGCGGTATGCGAAGTTCATGAAACTTCGCTTTCCGCCGGGCATCGGCGACTACGACAGATACTGGGAACGCAAGTACAACAATTGATCCTGCGGGTAGCCACCTCACGGTGGCCTCCCGCAAGACCAACAACAGGGAGGTAAGGCAATGGACCCATACGACTGGGAATGGGATGGTATCAGGGTAGCAGCCGAACTGCCTCCTGGTAACGCTCACTGGGAAGCTGTCATGGATGAACTCCTGTCAGACATCTACGCATACCTGGAGGACTGATGACGCAAGTGTTCGACACACCCGAAGCCATCAACGCATTCCGCATGCTCTCGGTGCACGGACGGCTGAAGCTGGAGATGAAGGGACTCAGGTTCCGCATCAACACCTTCTCGTTCGTGCGACGCGAGCTCGGTCTGCCGTCCAGGACGCCACGCACCAAGGTGCTGGCTGCCTGGGAGCAGAAGATGGACGAGCTCGGGATCAAGTACCATGCTGCTCATTGAGGGCATCATCATCTGGGCTCTCATCTTCTGGGGCATCCACTCAGCGTGGAAGCACATCAAGAAGGCGAGCAAGACCAGGCAAGCAGTCAAGGCACGTTCCGCTCAGACGTCAGCAGAGTGGGATGAACGGATGAAGTCAATCCGGAAGTGATCGTTCGGGTAGGGCAGCTAAACACTGCCCCTCCCGCACGACCATAAACACACACAACAGGGAGGATAGGCAATGAAAGTCATCAAGATCATTCTCACGGTGCTTCTGGTGCTTCTGCTCGGCGGCTGTGCGATCTCGCTCGCTCACATCGGCAACGCTGTCAACCACAGTGAGAACACGGCCAAGCGTGTGGCTCCGCTCTGGAGTCAGATTCACGTCGGCATGTCTGAGGCAGACGTCAGGAGCATCCTGGGTAAGCCAGACAACACGAGCTCAGACACCGTGGCCGATCCGATCAACGGCGGCACTGACACGATGGACATGTGGATGTACGGCACGCTCAGCGGCACATCCTACAGCGTCTCGTTCACGAACGGCATTCTCGACAGCAAGGGCACGCTCTGATCTTGCAGGTAGGGCAGCACACGCTGCCCCTCCTGCAACACCAGAAGCAAACCACAACACATCAGGGAGGATAGGCAACATGGCAGATGCCAAGATCAATCTTTCGCTATCACCAGCAGAGTTCGATCTGCTGCGCGAGACGATCGAGACACGCATCAACTTCATCAGCACTAAGCTGAAGATGAAGACCGAGGATCTTGCAAAAGATCTGAGCACCGACTACGCAGGTGCTTCGAAAGTTCGGCGTCAGTACACCGAGACGATGGCTCAGCTCAGCCTCATGCTGGAGAAGCTGAAGTAGATGCCCGACACCGAGTACACTGCCAAGCACTTCAGCGAGGACAAAGCAGCCATCCGTGCAGCGTACGAGTCCGGCAAGCGGACGATCACGCTTCGCGGTGTGGAGCTCACGCTGAAGCTACAGACCAAGAACGCAACATGGCAGACGGGCACGCCGCGCGGCGGCAAGCTCACGAACGACGTCAAGACGCATCATCAGAAAGAGGAATGGATCATCGCGAAGCCCAAGGACAAGTTCAGATTCGTCCCGGTCTTCAGCGTTGAGCGCAGGAACAACATGCGGTCATCAGTCAAGTCCTGATGCTGCGGGTAGGGCACACACGTGCCCCTCCCGCAACACCAGCAAACAACAGGGAGGTTAGGCAAATGGAAGATAGGACACCAGTTCCGGATTGGGCGCGCACGATGGCGCCTCCCGGAGCACCCAACGGCATGTCCGGTGAGAAGATCAGAGACAAGCAGCGCAACTTCCTGCTCGACCTGATCGAGCGCAAGTACGTCAAGGAAGATCAGATGGGAAAGCTCGATCTGATCATGAAGTGCCTGCGCATCAGCGAGGACCCGGAGGAGTACGGGATGTCGAAAGACAAGGCATCCGAGCTCATCACCTGGTTCCTCAAGCAGCCGGACAAGCCTCGTGAGCACAGCGTCAAGGTCGACCTGTTCGACGATGTCCCGGCTGGCCGCTACTGCGTGCCTGCCGAGAACGGTGAGCTGCGATTCTACCAGGTGTGGCGGCCGAAGGACAACCTCAACGTGTTTCGGGTGTACGTCATGTTCGGTCCGCACCAGGGCGCAGTTCATCGCGGAGCAGTCAACGGCATCATGCGGAAGATTCAAGCAGACCCGCGTGAAGCAGCGATCCGCTTCGGCATGGAGATCGGCGCATGCTCGAACTGCGGTCGTCGTCTGACCAACCACATCAGTCGCGCGCTGGGCATCGGCCCAGTGTGTGGCGGACGGATGTTCGGCGACGACTTCAAGCCGATGGTCGGTGCAGCGCGTGCGGATCTTCTCGCACGCGGCATCGATCCTGAGGAGGAAATCGACGATGACGCTGTGTGAGGGTACACCGCTAGGGTCAGCCGCGATCGTCTGCGGCTGGCTCGCGGCGAACTACGGTCTGGATCTCGATGCTTCCCACACGCTTCTGTTCCTCGAGATGGATGAGTTTCTGTCTCTTCCTGATGAGGTTCAGGCTCACGGTCAGCATCGTCACCAGAGCTCACCAACGGCACCGGTGCGTATCGGTGTTGCTGCCGGCATCCTGGCCAAGCACGCAGTCGGTGCAAGGATTCCGGAAGCAGAGATTGACGAATGATGAAGAAGATACACATCACCATCGACGCAGACATCACTCTCGACGAAGATGCTGAGGAAGTCTTCAACAAGATCTGCAAAGAGTCACCGGGTGAAGAGCTCGATTGGCTCGGAGATCAGTTGAGGGACGAACGGGGCATCTCGGTAGATTCGTACGACCTAGAGTATCGCTGAGTGATCCTGCGGGTAGGCTCAGGCAACTGAGCCCTCCCGCAAGACCACAACAACAGGAAGGGTAGCGATGACCGACAACATCAAGCCAGCAGTACTGGCTGCGATTGGCACCGGTCTGACAAATCCAAAGACCAGCTGGGAGATCCAGCATGCCATCGAGGCAAGGCTTGGATTGAACACGATCGAAGAGATCGGCATCCAGACCATCAGCCAGTCAGAGACCATGATCCGCGTCAAAGGATCTGGTGGCCTGTCCCGGTACTTCAAGGTCAAGGTCAGCGAGGTCCTGTAATGCCACAGCAGCGTTCCGTTCAGATACTGAGCATGAACCTGCGAGGAAGCATCATCGCGGTCGTCCGAGCAAGCTCGCTCAAGAATGCTCTCGAGCAGCACTACCAGACTACGCTCGAGCCGCTAGGCTTCAAGGATCCGCTGTACAAGGGCAACACGCTGTCCGTAGAGGACAAGCGCGGAAAGAAGCGAATGTACAAGGCGGTTGACGCCTAAGTTTGCAGCACAGCGTGCTGCCGCTGCGGGAGGGTTCACTCCCTGTCCCTCCCGCTGGCGGGAGCTCAGCTCCGCAAGAAATCCCTGGTAAATTGATACATTTTGAACCGGGGATGCAATACAGTAGGATACAAACAACAGCAAGGGGTCGTGTGACCCCACAACAGGAAGGGAGCAACATCATGGCGAAGGAAATCGACGCCAAGGCATACAAGACCCTCGTCAACGAGATCAAGAAGGATCTCAAGCAGGGCGAGGGCAAGGCCGTCCGTTCCGAGCGCGAGCTCAGCGAGGCGTCCGGAGTCCCGATGTCGCAGATCGGCAAGGGCATCTACCTCGCAGAAGTCGAGGCCGATCCCAGCCTGAAGATCCCGGCAACGGGCAAGGCGATCGTCAAGGCCAAGCACGACGGCATGCGCTGGCCGCGCATCGCAGTCCGCACCGGTCTGTCGGTCGGCAAGGTGCAGGCGCTGTACGAGGACGCCACTGGTAACTCGGCAGCGGAGGCACCATACTCCGGTCGCGGTCGCAAGGTGAACGGCGAGAACGGCTCCGCACCGCGCACTCGGGGCACCAAGACGAAGTCGGCTCCGGCCACTTCGCGCGGTACCAGCGGTCGTCGGCGCTCGTCGGCCAAGGCCACCCCGGCTCCTGCCACGCGCGGCGCAACTCGTCGCACTCGGGGCACTCGCGCATCCGCCAAGGCGGCTGCAAACCCCAAGTAGTGGCGGCAGTCGAGGAGAGTCTCAGAAGCGGCGACCCATCTGCGCTCGAAAGAGTGTTGGTGGGTCGCCAACTCTGGGCAGTCCATCCAGCTGCCGAAAGGCCGAACCCTGATACCGGCGGATTGTGGCATGATCCTGCCTCAGTCTCCGGGCCATTCAGAGCTCTGTCACTGAGGCAGTTCTTGCCAGCCAAGGGAGACCGGAAGAAGCACCTGGTGCAACTCTGGTGCGATCCTGGTGGCATGCGGACACTGGCCGTCGGAGCCATTCGGCTGAAGGACCCCGGTCGTGCTGAGGGGGCACGTCAACGGGCAGCACGAGAGAAGGCGGCGAAAGCTGCGTCTTGACTTCTCTACGTTGCGGGTTGTGCTCTTCCTGGGGGAGAGCACTTCCCGGAGCGTAAAAACCTCCAAACAGAAAACAACAGGAAGGTAGACAATGACAGGGAGCAACCTGCCTCCCGGAGTCAGCGAGAGCATGATTCCGGGCAATCGCCCTGAGGACATCGCAGAAGAAGAATTCTGGGAAAACCTCGAGAGCGAGCTACAAGAGCGGTACAAGCTCGATGTTGAGGACGAGTACTGGGACGCAGATTGGTTCCGGACTACGGTTCTCATGGCTCGCGAGCTTGGCGAGAAGTACGGCTTCCACGAAGGCATGGCTGAGCAGGCCACTGCCGAGTTCTCCAAGCGTGAGGACGCGTGGCTGAAGCAGCGGTGTGCAGTCTGCGGCGAACAGTTCGGTGCTGACTACGCACGTGCTGAAGTCGTCCTGATCGATCTGAAGTACCTGTCCGAACGGCCACACCTCATCGTCCACGCAGAAACCTGCTTCAATTCCGAGACGATGGAGCTCGCCTAACGACCGTACAATGGTCGCTAGCGTTTAGCCGCTGTAGGGCTTAGGCTAGACGCTACCGTCGTCTGTACGGCCATGCAGTGTGGTGACGCGGACCGCTAGACAGGAGGTCGACCGTGGGGTATGACTACGGAGCACTATGGGCCGTGGGACTAGTGCTAGCAATCCTGCTAGTGAGCCTGCTGTGGATGAAACACGAAAAACGGCGCCACAGCAAGCAGCGTGAGTTCTTCAAGACCTACCTGAAGCCCCGTGAGGGCTGGCATCGTACGTTCCCTTACGACGAAAACAGGTAGTTGAAGCTGGGGACCCCAATTGCGGCGGGGTCCCTGGCTTGAACTACCAACAGGGAGGATATGGCAAACACACGCAGCAACTCGGAGATCGTGAACACGCTCCCGATGTTCACCGCGAAGAAGTCACAGGACTGGCCGGATTGGTTGATCGTAACCTGTCCGCGTGAGGACTGCGGAATGGTCTTTGTGGTGAAGCGGAAGGAGTGGTTCATCGATCGGATCTACGGTCCTAAGGACACTGTGATCACAGGCAGATCGTGCCCGTATTGTTTCAGAGCGGCACGCCTACCATCACGACGTGGTCTCAGGTAAAATAGGACCGCACATCAAAACAGGAGTAAAGCACAATGATCACCAAAGCGTTTGCGGAACTCAGTCCGACAGGCGATCGGATTGAGGTTTACTTCCGTTACGACGCGGATCTGCATGCAGCAATCAAGCAGATTCCGGGAGCACGTTACGTACCACCGGGCGATGGTGGCCCGATGTGGCGTGTTCCGCTCGACTACGAAGTCGCCAAGAGGATGCGTGAGGAATTCGGGGACAGACTCATCTACGGTGAGGCTGTCAAGCAGTGGGGCCGTGAGGCCAAGAAGTACGCTGAGAACCTGAAGCACCTTGCAAGCATCGACTCTGTCGAAGTCGAGGAGATGAAGCTCAAGACCAAGATTCCTGCCTTGGCCGAATGGCTCCGCGGCTACCAGCGCGCGGACACCATGTTCCTTGCCCATACGTCTGCGATGAACTTGAACGAGCAGCGGCTGGGCAAGAGCGTGGAGACCATCGCAGCGATCTTCGAGGCTGACCTGGAGAACGGACCACATCTCGTGGCCGCTCCGCGTACAGCGCTCGAGACGGTCTGGCGCTTCGAGATCGAACGCTGGACGAAGGATCTCGAGACACCACACGAGGTTCTGACGTACAGCGGTGCTCTCTCCACTTCTGAACGGAAGTACGTCAATGACGTCTTCTGGGATTGCGTGGACAACAACTATCCTGTCTGGTTCGTGTGCACGTACGACACGATCCGTGATGGGAAAGAACCGTACATGGATCCCAAGGAGAGTCCGCTGGGCTGGAACTCATTCACGATTGACGAGTTCCACAAGAGCGGCTTGACGAACACTTCCGGCAAGAAGGGCACAGGCACCAAGTTCGGTGACGCTGTCAAGGAGATCAATGCTCAGCGGCGCTACGCGCTGTCGGGCACTCCTATGGGTGGCAAGGTCATCAAGCTCTGGGGCGGACTGCACTTCTTGTATCCCGAGCGGTTCACGTCCAAGTGGCAGTGGGCCAAGATGTGGCTGGATGTTTCCAGCAACGGATACGGGCAGGAGATCGGCAACATCAAGCGTGGTCGCGAGACAGAGTTCTATGCGGCCATCGCGCCGATGACGGTGCGTCGGTTGCGGTCTGAGGTTCTGCCTCAGCTGCCGCCTGCGCAGTGGATCGACGTGGAGTGCACGATGACGCCGAAGCAGGAGAAGCAGTATCGTGAGTTCGCTGCGAGAGCAGAAGCGACCATTGAGGACCAGCAGCTGAATGCACTCGGCATCCTTGCTGAGTACACACGGCTGAAGGTCTTCGCGGACGCGTACTGTGATCGCATCGATACTCGCGAAGTCACGTGCCCGCGCTGCAAGGGCATCGACGTTGTTGACTGCCTGAAGTGCATGGGCAGCGGCAAGGTCACTGCACTGCATCCAATCCCCAGCAGCGACAGCGGCAAGTTGCCGCAGCTGATGGAGAGGCTGGCAGAGCAGGGTATCACCGGAGACGCTGACGAGGCTGGTGAAGGGCTGGCGATCATCGCTAGTCAATTCAAGCTCGTCGCCAACATGGTCTCTGACTACTTGACGTCCAAGGGCATCAAGAATGTCAAGATCACCGGTGATACTGCCGATAAGCAGCGTGCCGAGTACCAGATGATGTTCCGCCAAGACGGTAGCCGCAAGGCTGATGACCCTCGCGTCATCGTCATGACGACTACCGCCGGTGGTGTGGCCATCACGCTGGACTTGGTGGAGAACGTGCACATTCTGGACGAGACGTGGTCGCCGGACGATCAGCAGCAGTTGGCTGACCGTGCCGTCAACACGTCACGGATGCACCAGATCGGTGTGTACGTGTACCGCTCACAGCAGACTGTGGAGCAGTACATCCAGGACGTCAACATGGAGAAGGCTGACATCAACAGGAACATCCTTGACCTCAGACGTCAGGGATTCCGGTCGTTGGCGGTGACACCATGAGTGCAGTTGAAGAGAAGCTGCGCGCCAGCATCGTGGACCACGAGATCCTTGAAAGTGCGGGTCTCGTGGTCTACGTGATTGACATCTGGCGCGGAGACAAGAATGACCCAGCAGTAGCAGTTGAACGCTACTACGGTCTATGGGACGCAGAAGGTCTCGTGTCCGAAGATGGCGAGGCAATCACGCCTACGATCAGTATGGGCAACTACGACCGCTTCAAGCAGACCCCAGAGGCTATCAAGTGGGAGAAGCTCGAGACAGTCAAGGCTGCCGACAAGGAAGCAGAACAGTTCAAGCGTCACCACGACAATCAGATGGACGAAGGTGGATACGCTTGGGGTGAAGCACGTGAACAGAAATACAAGTACCAACAGTTCATGCGTGCCTTGGACATCCTCGCAGCTGATGAGGACAACGAGGAAGCATGGGCAGCCGTGAAAGAGTACAGAGACTACCAAGCACTCAAGCACGAGAAATGAGCCTTCAATACGAAGGTCCGTGCAAGATCCCTTGCCCCCAAAGGTGCGACGTACCTGCGGGGGCAAAACTCGCAGTTGTACCAAGACCGCGTCATGCTTGGCCAGACGTACTTGTCTGCCCGAACGAAGGATGCGGTCTGTGCTTTCTAGTCATCACAGAACAGCAGAAGTGAGGTAGACCATGGAAGGTAGAGTCCGGATACCGGACCAAGCGAATCCGACACGTGGTCTGTCTGGCTACCTGATCAAGGACAGCAGCAACGTCGTTGCGGTCTCCTGGGACAAGGGTGACCACATGTACGTCGCGTTCAAGTCGGGGCACGTCTATCGCTACGATGGCGTGTCCCGACAGCGCGCGGTGGCGACGTGTCTCGCTGCCTCAGTCGGTCAGTACCTGGCACGGAAGATCAAGCCCCACTACGAAGCCGTTAGGGTGATGTGATGATCTTTTGGGAAGTCGTCATCATCCTGAGCATCGTAACGGGACTGGTCATCTCGTACGTCAGGCACAGGCCGAAGCCAGTCAGCTACGACCACAGCGGATGGGTGTACTTCATTGGGTCCAAGACCAACAGTGAAGATGCTCCCATCCGCATCAGCATCACCACGATGGACCCGCGCATGGAGTTGCGCATGCTCCAAGCTTCTTCCCCAGACAAGCTGGAGATCATCCATGCGTTTCACTGTACGGAAGCACCGCTGGTATGTGCTCAGATACAGGATGATCTGAAGGCATACCACGTTCATGGAGATTGGTACGACCGTGATGCAGCACGTGCCTATCTCACGATGATCACTTCGGGCGTTATGTAGCGGTGAATATAAACGCTGCAGGTGCCCCTTACGCGCGGGCGCGCGAGGCACGCTAACCTGAGTGTGCCACGCGTCCGCGCGTACGCGTACGCGCCCGAAAGCTCTTAAGTCTTTAGGTTTTCCGTATGGCTTT